TATACCTTGCAATTGATTGCCTTTGCTATTCGTTTGTGTGGTTGCTTCTCTTTATTTTATTAGTATGGTGGTGGGAATAGGAGAGGGAGGAGGAGGGATTTGTAGCTACATTTTGAAATAATTAACTTAATTTTTGTAGCTACATTTCAAATTTTTTACTAATTTTGTAGCTACAATAAAATATTTACTATGAGAGAAACAATAAAAAAAGAAGCAAATAAAATTTTAGACACATTTGATGGGTTAGATGGTATTTTAGATTGGGTAACAGTTAAACAATGTGCTATAATAACAATAGATGAAATAATGAAAGCAAGTATTAATCCTATTGATAGGGTTTTTTATTGGGAAGAAGTTAAAAAAGAAATAGAAAAATTATAATTATGGCAAAAAGCAAACCAATTGGAGTTAGATTTGACTTATGTAAGTTGGATATGATTCAAAAAGAGCAGAATTTGACATCTGTTCAGCAAGTAGTAAATTATTTAATGGATAATTATGGTTCAAAAGAACCTAAAAGAGGCGCACCATTTAAAAATATGCCTCCTTACGACATAGATAGCTCAATAATGGCAGATTATCCAAGAGTGGTAGCAATACCTCGTGAAAATATGAAAACGCCTCCAGAGGGCTTAAAAGGGATAGATTTAGTTATTTGGAAAGCAGAGAACTGGAAATAATTCGTATCTTAGCATAATGAAAGGTAAATTAAAAATGATGAAACGAGCTGATGGTTCAACCTCTCCTCGTGGTTTATGGGACAATATTCGTGCAGCTGCTGGTTCAGGTAAAAAGCCTACAGAAGAAATGTTGAAACAAGAAAAGAAAATTAAAGCACAAGAAAAAAAATAATTATGGCATCAGAAGCTTGGCAACGTAAAGAAGGAAAAAATCCTGAAGGTGGTCTTAACCAAAAAGGTCGTGATTCATACAATCGTGCACATGGTGGTCATCTTAAAGCACCTGTTAAATCAGGAACTAATCCTCGTAGAGTTGCTTTTGCAGCTAGATTTTCAGGAATGTTAGGAGCAATGAAAAAACCAAATGGTGAACCTACTCGCAAGGCACTTGCACTTAAAGCATGGGGATTCGGAAGTGTTGAAGCAGCTAGAAAATTTGCCAATACTCACAAAAAGTCGTAAATTAGCAAAATATATTATAAACAAAAAAAAGAAATAATATGCCAGTAGGAGTTCGTTCAATGAGAAAAGTACCAGGTACAGGTTTAAGTCTTTATGAAAGTAGAGAAAAAACACCTACTGGTTTAAGTAATTCTTTTTCAGCAGGTGGTTTAACACCAGAAGATTTAGTAGCTTACGCTAGAAAATATAATCTTCCAACTACGTCAAATAGAGAGTTTCAACAAGCTCAATATGACATGATGATGAAAACACCAGAAGGAAGAGATGCTATAAAAGCAATGGAAGTAAAATATGGTAAACCAAGATCTGGTAATTATGCAGACAATATGCTTGGTGCAAGAACACTTGACATGATGATGTCAAGTCCATCACGTCCTATGGAAGATCCTATTTTAATGGAAAGACCAAAATTTACTCCAAAACAACCGACAATAGAATATGTAAATGACAATACTCCATTAATACCTAATCCAGTTACTACACCTAATTTAACTCCTGTAGAACAACAAGTAGTAAATCAAGATGAAAAACATGGTAAATATGTAGTTGAAAGACCTAATTGGTCTTTGTGGGGGGAAGATGATCGTTATGGTGGTTTAGGTGGATATAGAAACGGCCAAGCCCCTCATTGGTATAATTTAATAAGACAAATAAAACGTGGGGCTGATAGAAGAATGTTAAGAAAATATAAGGAACAAAATCCTACAGGAACTAAATATGGAGGGCCAATGACTGACGAGCAATATTATAGATGGTGGAAAGGAACGGGTAATAGCGGGCCTGCTCCTAAAATAGGATCAGTAGTAGAATACTAAATAAAAATAAAAAAATAATATATGCCAGTAAGTATTCGTTCAATGAGGAATTTAAATAAGGGTGTAAAAGTTCCTGGAACAGGTTTGGTTCTTTACCCTGGTGGTACCGAAAAAACTCCTACAGGAGAAAGTAATGCATTTGTAAATTCTGGTTTAACAGCTGAAGATTTATTGTCATATGCAAAAAAATATAATTTACCTACTACATCAAATAGAGATTTTCAAAAAGCTCAGTATGAATTATTAAATAGTACACCAACTGGAAGAAGATCATTGGAAATTATGCAGAAGAAATTTGGTAAATCAAAAGCAGGTACATATGTAGATGACATTTTAGGAGCAAGAACAATGGCAATGATGAAAAATACTCCTACTATAGGAGGGGAAGAACATATCCGAATTGTACCTAAAGAAATTCCTATAACTCCATTAGAAATACCAAAAAAAATACCTGATATAGCAGGATTAAAAGGTAATTATTATATTAGTTGGCCAGGAGATAGATCATATGCTAAAGAAAACAATTTAAATCATATAGATGGTTATAATCAATTACCATTAAGTTCTTATAAAGATTTAGAGTATATTAAAAATGAAGCGGCAAAAAGAGGGATTGAGCCAGGTGGATACACAGAACATAAAGAAGGAGATATTGATTGGAAAAATAAAATTGGTGAAAACCCAGCTAGCGGATTTTATAATTTAAATTATGCATTAGATAGATTTTCGGCACTTGATTTACCACAAGATGAAGATGTTTATAATCAATTACTTAAAGAAGTATATCCAAATGAAGTTGTTAATCCAGAAGAATATAAAGAAAATAGAACTAAGATACCAATGGGTATCATAGATGTAAAAACAGGTAAATTTATTCCAGAAGAAACAGATAAAACAAAAGATACTTGGAAGTATGCATATCTTAAAAAAATGACCGAAAAATATCCTGAATATTTTGACTTGACAAAGTCTGCAAATATGGTTCCAAAAGAAATATATGAAGCTTCACCTGGTGGCAGAGGATATAATACAGGTAGAGGTGTAGGTGTACAAGATAGAAAAATAATTAATGAATTAAACCAATTTCATCCCGATGTAGATTCAGAACATCCTAGATACGAATGGAAAAATAAAGGGGTTGATGGAGAAGTTGGTATGTGGAAAAGTGAAGCACCTGAAGGAGCAAATGCTTATGATAGAAGATATAGGTATGGAAGTAGGCTAGATAAAAGTACTCCTATGAGAAGAAAAACAGATGCAATGATAAAACAATAATATAAATTAAAAATAATAAATAAAATGTCTAGTGAAAAATTTTCTTATTTAGTATCTTATTTAAAAGATTCTTTTGAACAATCTGTAGTTTGGCACCATCAAACTGATTCATATGCAGTACATAAAGCATTGGGTAATTTTTATGATGAAATAGTTGAATTAACTGATGGGTTAGTAGAAAGCGTAAGTGGTATTTATGATAGACCAACTCATTATGAGCTTGATAGCCCAGTAGATTATAAAAACGTAGAACAAGTAGTTAAATATTTTAAATCAGTTTACAATACAATTGAAAAAGAAAGAAAAAATATTTATCAAGAAAGCTGGATTCAAAATCAAGTAGATGAAATAGCTCAATTGTTTGCAGAAACACTTTACTTACTTAGTTTAAAATAATATGTCATGGCATTAAGTTCAATGAAAGGTTCAGGCCCTGTGAAAAAACTTCATCCTCAAATAGAAGAAAAGATTAATTATATATTAAGCCCTAATTATAAAAGAAGGCTTTTAGAAATGGGAGAGCCAGAAGAAACGGTTATGAAATTAATACAAGATAGAGTAAATGTATTAAAAAATACAGAACTTAGACCTTATAAAAGTACAGGAGGTGATTGGACTGGTGGAGGAAGTGCAAGCAAGGATCTTAAAACAAATAGGCCATATTTGGCTTATGATAGTACAAAATCAAATGCTGATACTATATTTGCTCATGAATTAGGGCATTTAACTTCTGGAGTTGATAGAAATACATTACCTAATACAACATATCAACCTCATTACGGTGCGTATAGAAGTATTTATGATTCAAGAAATGAATTGGGTAAAGTTTTAGGAAGCGGAGGATCAATGTATATGTCCCCAGTTGAAAAATATTTTATTGATTTACAAAATAAAAATTCTAATGAACTTCCTAAAAAAGGATTCTTATTCGATAAATGGCATAATGGTAGATCAATTAATGATTGGTTTTATAATAAACCAAATGAAGAAAAAAATCCAAGTACTAATTTCCCATTAGGCACTCGTGTTAATTTAGATCAAGTTATATTAGAACAACCATCGACATCCATTGCTTCAGGTACTAGGAATCCTACTGTTACTAATACAGTTAAAGTAATGAAAAAAAATCCAACTTTTGTATCTAGACTTTTAGATAACCCAGCATATAACGAAGCTTTTTTAAGTAATATACACGAATTTGATCCATATCAATCTAATAATGGAATACCAGGGAAAAGTTATGCAACTAGTTTGTCTGGCGTTCTAAGCGGACAGTATGATCCACATGATTACGGGGCTGGTGAAAATAAAGCAGATTTAGATGCTGTAAGATTTGTTCTTAAAAAGAATGGTTACACCCAAAATTATGGTGACAATATAACACCAGAATTATGGCAAAAAGCATTACAAGATAAAAGAGTAAATCAAGATGAACATATAAAAAGAATGAGAAAAAACTTTGATGACAAAGCTATTATTAATTTAAATAATAGAGTGGCTTACGAAAATGCTTCGCCACTAGGAATAATGAAAAATACTGATTACCTTTCATAGGTTTGTTTTTTCATATAGTTTTAGTTAGAATCGTAACCCCTAAGTTTTTACTTGGGGGTTTGTGTTTTATCATCATCTTCAAATGGTGCATTATTTATTTCGTATGCTATCCAAAATATTATTATCATTAATATAAGTATTACTATATATATCATGTTATTTGTTTTTAAATTCTTTGTACATTAATAGTGTAGCGAATATTGCCGCCAATAATACACTGCCAATAATTCCAATTAAAAGTCCCATATTATTAAGTTATTGGTTGATCATCTAATATTTTAACACCTGCGTCTGTTAATGGTCTAGCGAATATTCTTAGTTTTTTACCTGTATTTGGGCATACAAATGTTACACCTGCGTCCTGGTAAGCCTTAATAACTAATTCAATTGCTCCATGTTCATCAGGGCTTGCTCCTATTACGTGAATATCATCGTAATCAAATTGCATACAGAAATCACATCCTTCTGTATATGGTTTAGCTTCCTCTGGTATGTTTGCTTTTTTCTTTGCCATTTTATTTTTCGTTTATTTCTTTAATATCTACAATTTTTACTTCTTCCCCAGACAACATAGCATCTAAAGTATCTTCTATTAGTTCTCTTTGTTCTGGAGTTAATAAGGCTACCTTTTCAATGATGGCAGGAACAGCAAAAACATCGCTTTGTATTTCGTGCTTAATGCCATCCCTAACTTCACTTGTTAAAAATGGGTGAGTTACAATATCTGAAAACATCCAATCTATTCTATCAATATATTTTTTAAATAGTCTTGATCCTGAAGAGTTAGGATATTGTCTTGTAAAATCCAAAAACTGTTCTTGTGCCATTTTCATATTTTGAATGGCATTAATAATGTTTGCACCCTTTTTTACTTCTTGGTTCATTTATTAAAATTCAAATGTGTTTCTTCTAATTCTCTTAAAAACTCTCTTGCTTTTTCTACTTTTTGTTGGATGCGTAATATGTCATCTTCGTTCCTACCAACATTAAACATTAGTACTCTTTCATCAATAGCAATATCATCAAAAGACATGTTAAACTCTATCTTCATGGCTTCTTTTACATATTCTGGGTTTTCTTCTGTAGCTACATCCATTTTTTTAAGCAAATAGTATTTTTCTTGTTCTATTATGCTTTCTGGTGTATTTACTAAACAATATGCAATAACAGCACTTTTTGCCCCTGTTAACCACATATAAGACTGCATTTGCCAATGGTATAAACTATCCAACTTATCTGGTATATTGCCTATAAATGTCCATAAATCATAACTAGACTTAATATCAATTATTCTATCATTATCAATAATATCTGGGAATCCAGTTATATAATCATTGGTAAATCTTTTGTCATTTTTGCTAAATGGCATTTTTAAATACATAGAAAGCAATTCAATAGAATCTTGTTCTACTTCTATTCCTTTCTTCATTTGTTTTGTTTGTATGTCCTTTTTACGTCCATACTTTTCAGCAATATAAACATCTAATAAATGTTTTTGAGCTGTTTTAGATAACAACCCAGCTTCTTTATCAGCCTTTGATTGCGGTTCAGTCATTAAATAGCCTACAGAGCTTGCTCTGATGTGTGTGTTTTCCCATTGCATAATTTACAGTGTTTTAAATTTATTATTATAGTATTCTAGTAATTCAGGATTGCTTTTGCTCATTAACTCCCAGGCTTTTAATTCTTCTTTTGTTTTGCAAGAATCAATAAAGTCTTTGGTTTTTTCAGCTAAAGTTTTTTTTGATTGAGTAGGAATTATTTCTTCAGAAATTTGTTCATCATAAAAATATCCTAGTTCTTTTAATCTGATAACGCTTTGTTTGTGATATTCTTCTACTAATTCTCTAGCAGCGTCTAACGCTTTGCCTGCCGAATCTCCTTCATTAAGAGCAAATTCAACGCCAATTTTTTCAGAAGAATAATTTCCTAAATTAAAAGTTCTAGTGTAGTTAACGGTTTGTATATGCATATATTTTGGTTTATTTAATTCTAATTACAGTAGTTACATCATCTTTTATTCTTATTTTAAATATTTTGTCCTTATGCTCTTTTTTACGTTTTAACATTGATACCATAACTGTAACTGATGTGTATGGGTTGTTAAATAATGCAATGTCATTAATTTCTAATTTACCGACTTTGCTACTTACTGAATCTGGGCTAATATCTCGTGCCATATGTTTTATTTTTTATCAAAATTAATTTAATTAATTTAATTAAAAAAATATATTTAATTAAATTTTGTATATTTGCTTTTCATATGCAATCAGTGTTAACGGTTTAACTCCCCCTTACGTTTCTACGTTGAGGGGTTTTTTGTTCACTATAGTGCACCTTTCACGTTTCCGTAAACGGCATAAAAAAGTGGACAAGTCAAGTTTTACCTTTACTTTATTACAATTTTTGTCAAGTTATACCTTTACTTTGTAACATATTTATATGCTTATTTGTTACCGAAAAATATATTAAAGTAACATTTGCGCCCGTTTATTTTAATTTGCGCCCATAAAGTAACTTAAAAGACACATTTTGCGACACTTTGTGCTTTTTATGACACATTTTGCGACATTTTGCACATCTAAAAGTGCTTTTTTGTGAAAAAATCACAATTTATTATAATTTAGGTACAACAAGATATTAGAATTATAATTCTAATTTGCATGAGTTTTACCAAAAAAGCACATCTAAAAGTGCATTTTTAGAAACATATTGCTAATTTATAAGTCAAAATGAGCCGTATTTGATTGATAATCGGCTCACTATTGATTGATAAATTTACTTTTGATTAAAAATAGCTTTGATCTATATTCAATAATCAAATGCTTTAATTCTTCTCTTGTTGGTTTTGCTACTTGTCTTGCTGTTTCTTGTAAATAATCAACTATTCCCTTGTGCTCGTTTTCTAAATTCTTTTCAAATACTTGTAAATTGCCTGATAGTAAGCAATTATCATGTTCTGATTGTGGTCTGCAATTTGCTTCCATCCATCTCGTACCTAAATTTGCTCTAGGAATAAAATGTCCATTTTGTATTTTTGTCCAATGGTATTTTTTACCTGATGTAAAACATTCAACCATTCCTTCTTTATCCGCATACTTACAACGAATGTATTGGCTAAATATTGCATCTAAATCCTGGACAAGGTTTTGAAAACTTTCTGTATCATCTTCAAACTCTTCCATTCTCTTTTGTGTGGAATGTATTGTAGCACACTGTTTGCACATCTTTTTTGAAAAATGATAATCTATTTTACCACAGTTAACACATCTTTTTTTCTTTACAATAATTGTACTATTACGCATTTTTTAACTTAATTTTTTTTAAATAAAATAATATGTTTTCATAATATTTCTTCTCAACATCATTTTTACTTTCTTCTTCCAATTTATGTAAATGTTCTAACGATCTTCTTTTTGCAATTTTAAATCTTTCTTCATATGGCACTTTTGTATAAGCCATATAAAACTTAGTTAGTACTCCAACAGCTTTGTCTTTATAACACTCCATTTTATTCTTCTTTTAGTTTATGTAATTTCCCATTTATAAATCTAAATCTACCAACATACTTACCTTCTTTCCATACTTCAATAACTAAATCTAATCTTTTAGCCATATCGTATATTAATTCTCTATTTTCCATTAATACCATTCTAATTTTTCAGGTGATAGTTTTTCTTTTAATAATTCATTTAATGTTAATTTATCAATATAAGCTACTTTATTATTTTTTTTAGACTCTATTAAATATTTGTCTTTTGAAACTTTTTCAATTTTATAATAAACAAAATTTATATTTACTGTCTTTGTTTGTCCTGTTTCCATAGTTTATTTGTTTTGGTTATAAGTTTTCTATTTGTTTATAAATTTTACGTAATGGTTCTTTCCATTTAATATCAATAATCAAGCCTAATTCTTTTACTAGATTAAGTATATTTTTCTTTTTTTCATTCTTAGTTAATTCTTTAGTTAACTTAGTTGGCATGTTATTATTCACGTCCCAAATTAAAGCATTAAATCCACTGGTTTTACAAACTCTTTTACCAACAGTATTTACAACACCCATTCTTTCTAATTCACTTAACCTTGTTGAAAAAACTCCAGAGTTAACATCTTTAGAAGCATACATTCTCATTTCATTTGCAGTTAATGGGCCATACTTGCAAAGTATCTCATAAACAATAAACCTAGTATTGCTTAATAAACCATTTTCTTTTATGGCTTCGTATGCTTCTTTTGTTGTAGGTCTAATATCCATTTTGTAATTATTTCCACAAAATTAATTAAATTAATTAAATTACAAAATTATTTTAAAAAAAAGTTAAAAAAATTTGGGAATATGAAATTTAACACTATTTTTGCCTTTCACTAATCACAAAAAAATATATGGAAATCAAAACAGAATTAAAGCTTCACGAAAGAATTAAAGAAGCTTTAGATGGCCGTACACAAAGGTGGCTATCACTAAACGCAAAGATACCAGAATCGGAATTATCACGAAAGATGCAGGGTAAATTATTATTTACCGATGCAGAAGTTGCTCGCATAAGCGAAGCGTTGAAAACCGATTTTATTAACGATTAAGATAATCAAATGCCAAAAGATACATTCTACTTCTCACACGACTATAATGCTCGTAATGATGAGAAGATAAAAAGGCTAATAAGAAAACATGGCATGATAGGCTATGGTATATTTTGGTCTATAGTTGAAGACTTATACAATAATGCGAACGCATTGCGAACGGATTACGATGGCATTGCGTATGACTTGAGGTCGGATAGCGAAATTGTTGCGTCCGTAGTAAACGAATTTGATTTGTTCATTTTTAATGGTGATTTTTTTGGTAGTAATTCTGTTCAAGAAAGATTAGATCAAAGAAATAACAAAAGTGAAAGTGCAAGAAAATCAGCTAGTTATAGATGGGAAAATGCGAACGCATTGCAAACGCAATCCGAAGGCAATGCTAAAAAGGAAAGGAAAGGAAAGGAAATAAAAGGAAAGGAAATAAAAATAAAATACAGGGATAACATTTCTTTGACAGAAAAAGAAAATGAAAAACTTGTTTTAGAATTCGGGGAAGGTGTAGTAAAAAGGTGTTATGATTTTTTAGCTTCTTACAAGGTGGAAAAGTCATATTCTACAAAATCTGATTACCTAACTATCCGTAGATGGGTGCTAGATGCCGTAAATAAGCCAAATAAGACACTTTCTCCTCAAAATAGTACTAACCCTTACCAACAACAATTAGAGGCCGCTAGAACGGCTTATAAAACAATTTCTGAATAATGATAACAATTTTTAAAAATATATTTAGCAAAGAACCACATTTCATAACCGTAGAAAAGGCTCTTGAAAGGATTAAAATAGGGGCTAGTAAACAGTTGGTAATGGAAATTAGATTGGCCCTAGACAAGGAAAAAGCTAATAAATTGAAATTAAATCTACCGTCTATTTGTTTCAGTGGAAAATTTGGATTAGATAGAAAGGATGAACAACTTTTAGTGCATAGTGGTTTTGTAGTACTTGATTTTGATGATATTTCTGAATTGAGAGATAAGCAAACCGAAATAATATCAAATAAGTTCATTTATGCTTGTTGGGTAAGTCCATCAGGAAATGGATTAAAAGCTTTGGTTAAAATAGCTGATGGCAAAAAACATAGGGAACATTTTCAATCACTTCAGGACATTTTTCCTGAAATTGACCGAAGTGGAATTAATGTAAGTAGGGTTTGCTATGAGAGTTTTGATCCTGATATTTACATAAACGAAAATGCTGATGTTTTTACAAAAGCAAAGAAAATTGAAAAGGTTGTAGTTTCTGAAAATGAGAATTTAGATGATTCAGAAAACTTTCGTAGAATTTTAAAATGGTTGACAAACAAAAATGATGCATTTGTTACAGGTGAAAGAAATACTTATATTTTCAAGTTAGCTTCTGCATGTTGTAGATTTGGTATTGGTGAAGATTCTGCATTGGGATTAATTTCTACAGAATATACAGTTAGCAATGATTTCACAATGTCTGAAATGAAAAGTGCTGTTAAGAGTGGATATAGAGCAAATAAGAACAATTTTGGTACAGCTTCAATTCAAAAAGAGAAACTTGTAAGCAAAACTACTAATTACGAAATTGATGTTAAAAAAGAGTTTACTGAAGAGGTTGGGGAGAGTTATAGGGTTGAAGATGTTGTATATGGAATTGATGTAAAAGATAGAGCATTATATATCAATCAGAATGGTTTTGATAAAGTTTTAGGCATTGGAATACCACAAATAGATTATCTTTTTAAACCAAAAAGAGGAGAAATTTCATTACTTACTGGTATAGGAAACTATGGTAAAACAGCTTGGCAAAAAGCTCAACTACTTATGAGAATGGTTATGTTTGGTGAAAAAGTTGCAACATTTTCGCCAGAGGATGTACCAGCAGAAGAATATTTCCACGATTATGTTGAAATGCTTTTGGGATGTGAATGTACTCCTTATAACCCAAATAGACCTTCCGATGATATTTATGAAGCAGCATATGATTTTGTATCTAAACATATTTTTTATATAAGTGCTGAAATGTTATCGCCAACTCCACAATATATTAAAGAAAAGTTTTTAGAACTTATTGTTCAAGAAAAAGTAGATTTTTGTTGTATAGATCCTTTTAACCAAATGACAAATGATTATAAGGGGTATGGAGGGAGAACAGATAAATATCTTGAAACTTTATTAGCTGATTTCTCTAGATTTGCAAGAAAGAATGATGTGTATTTTTGGATTATTGCTCACCCTAAATTAATGGAAAGAGATAGAACAGGGAACTATAAATGTCCAGATGTATTTGATGTTAATGATGGTGCAATGTGGTCAAACAAAATGGATAATATTTTAGTCTATCATAGACCATTTGCACAAACCGATCCAAATAATCCATTAGCTGAATTTCATTCTAAAAAAATTAAGAAGAAAAGCGTTGGTAGAAAAGGATTTATGATGCTTGATTATGTTTGGGAAAGAAGAAGATTTTTTATTGAAGGTAAAGATATTTTACAAGAAATGTTGAATAACAAAAAAATGGATTTTTGGAAGAGAAAAGAAGCTAATCAATCATGGCTTCCATACAAAGATGAAAACGGAGAAGAAGTAATATTTTAATAATTAAAAAACAAAACAATGATTAAATTACAAGTAATCGGTCATTTAGGCCAGGATGCTACAGTAAACAATGTAAACGGTAAAACAGTAATTAATTTTTCTGTTGCACATTCTGAAAAATTTAAAAACAAAGAGGGAGCAGAAGTGAACAAATCGGTATGGGTAAGCTGTGCTTATTGGACTGATAAAACTAATGTGTCTTTGTATTTAAAAAAAGGAACTCAAATTTACGCAGAAGGTGTTCCAGAAGCAAAAACTTATAGAAATCAAACGACAAATGAAATTGTTCCTCAATTATCTTTGCGTGTAACTAATATTCAGTTACTTTCGAATAAGTCAAGTCAACAAGAAAATAATGATTTTGAACCAATAGAAAATTCATTTTAATGTATATTCACGAATTAACAAATATTATTGATGTAGAAACACCTTTAGGTTATGGAAAAGCAATCGCATGGATTGATTACGGAAGCCAAACCAACACCGTTTGGAAAGTCATATTATACGACAGTGGCATGGTCAGGAATTTTTACGATGATGACATACTTGTACACCCCAATTACATGGACGGTGGACAATTAGACAAAACTTATTTCACAAATAAAATAAAATAATATGGCTAAAGTTAAATCTGATTCTAGAAAAATTACATTTGGTAAAAGAAAAACGGGTAATGCAAAAAAAACTTATAATAAACATTCGCCTAAACCTAAACAATATAGAGGTCAAGGACGATAAAATTAATTAATATGAATAATAAAGCTGCAAAAAAATTAAGAAGATTATCAGTTATAATGGCTGCTAGTGCGGGTAAAACAATTGATGATGCTGAAAGAATTTATAAAAACCTTAAAACGGTTTATAAAGAAAATAAAAAAGCCCCTAAATAAGGGGCTAATTTACTAAGCTAGTGCAGCATTTGCTGCAGTAATAACTTGTGCAACCGTTGAAGTAACAATTAATTGTGTACTTCTTTGGTTTAATCCTGTTGGAGGAACTGTAATTAAAGAGTTAGCTGTAACTCCGTTTACTGTACCTGTGTAAGGAACAACCACAAGGCCTGCTGATGGGATAGCCCATACAACTCCGCCTGTTGCTAATGAGTATTGATTCTTTTGAAGAACCGTAACTGCGATTAAATTTGCCATTCTTTTTTGATTTTAATTGTTATATAATAGTTGTTTGGCTTAACAAATATAAAAATAAAAAAGCAAAATTGAGTTATAATAATTTTGTTAATTTAATTAAATTAAATTTATCTTTGAAAAAAAATAGTAAATGAAATTAATAGCACCATCTAACAGAGTAATAATTAAAGTTGATTTAGAAAGTAAGAATAGTCACAAATTTGCTGATGGAACAACAATAAAACTAGCAAGAGGGTACGATAATTTTAATATGAGGCAAGTAAAGCCTGTAAATGCTATAGTTGTAAATGCTAAAAACATTCCAGAAGATAGTGAAGTACTTATACATCATAATGCTACTCATGATACTTATAGGCTTTTTAATTATTTGCCACCAACTACAGATGCCTCATCTGATGTAAAATATTATTCTGTTCCTGAAGGAGATTGTTATTTATGGAGAAAAGACCAACAGGATGAATGGAAAACTTTGCCTAACTTTATAACAGCTTTAAGATTATTTAAGCCTTACCTTGGAACATTTGAAGGCATAGCACCCCAAAAAATAGCTGATAGGTTATATGTTACAAGTGGTGATTTAAAAGGGAACGTTGTAATTACTTTAAAAGCTTGTGATTATGAAATCATTTATCAAAATGAAAATGGCACAGAAGATAAAGTAATTAGATTGAGATATTATCCTGAATGGCATGAAAGAAATGAAGTTATAGGTATAGATGCCGAACTTACAGAAAAAGTTAAAAAAGGAGAAATATTGGTTGGATTTTCGGATTTAGATGCAAAAAAAATAAATTAATATGTCATTAGAACTAGAGCAAAGAATAACTTTTTTGGAAAACAAAGAAGCTCAATTAAGAGCACAATTAGCTTATTATGAACAAGATGGAGTTGGTAAACTATATCATTCTCTTAATAGGAAAGCTAATGAAATGGCAGAGTTATTGAATAGAACTAGTTTATTGGTTATTGATATTGATGATCCTAAAGTGAAAACTTTTGACAGACTTCAAAAAATTTGGTCTGATGCAGAAAGTATTTCAACTGCAATTAAGGCCCTTGGAGTTCTTTCTGGTGTTAATAATTTAGAAGCTCAAGCTAGGGAAGAAAAAGACAAAAAAGAACCAACTGTACAAAACAAACCATTTACACCCGAAAGTGTAGCAGATGCGGTTGGTGAGATTGCTGGAAGTAAAAAATAAATATGTACGAAAAAATAGAAGGCGGTAAAAGTATTGATATTCAAGGGCTTATTTGCAATTTGCCTCCTGAAGGATATGTATATAATATTCTAACAAAAAAATTAGAACATCGTGGTATATATCAAAGGTCTAAAAAAGAAGAAGAGCAATATTGGAAAAGAATAATGTTACCAGATTGGTACCAAGATACAATGAAAAAATGGGATGAATTTGACAAGAAAAAAAAGGATGATGAAGCTGAATTTTATGATGAAAAATTAGAAGAATATAAAAAACAAGAATGGGATAGAAGATTAAATGGATTTTGGTACATGAACAATGGCAAACCAACCTACTTAACAGGTTTGCATTATTTATATTTACAATGGTGGTCAATAGATATTGGTTATCCTAAGTTTAGGATTCCAGATTTAGAAAAGTTTTATTTTATGCAGTATTGCATAGAAGATCCATTTTGTATGGGTATGCTTGAGGTAACAAAAAGACGTTTTGGTAAATCTTTTGTGGCGGGATTATTTGTTACAGAATATACTACTCGTACAAAAATGACCAATGGTGGTATTCAATCAAAGACTGGTTCTGATGCTAAAAAGTTCTTTGCTAAAACTGTTGTAAATCCGTTTAGAAGGCTTCCTAAGTTCTTTAGACCTGAATATGACATGTCTTTGGGTGTTAATCCAAAATCAGAAATGAGATTCCAAAAGACCAACGTAAGGGGTAAAAAGGCTGAAGAAAATATTGATAAAGATGAATTGGGTTCGGTAATTGACTTTCAATCTGCTGAAACGGTAGCTTATGACGGTCAAAAATTACATAGATATGTAGCTGATGAGTGTGGTAAAACTACAGAAGTAAATGTTTATGATAGACATGAGGTTGTTCGTTATTGTATGTTAGATGATGAAGGAAAGATTATTGGAAAGGCTCTTTATACTACTACTGTAGAGAAATTAGGCACTGAAAAAGATGGTATTCAAGAAGCCTTTAAATTACTTTGGGATGAGTCAGACCAGGGAAAAAGACAAGAAAATGGGACTACTTCTAGTGGATTATATAGATTTTTCATGTCTGCTAAACGTACAAGAAATTTTGATGATTTCGGATTCCCTGATGAAAATTTAACTGAAGCACAGATACAAGCCGATAGGGAAACAGTTAAAAACAATTCTAGAGCATTATCTGCCCGTATTAGAAAGGAGCCATTGACAATTGATGAGGCATTTAGTACAGATTCTGATAAATGTATATTTAACGTATTGAATATAGCTTCTAGAGAAGCATATTTAAAAGAAAATCCTGTCTTGAAAAGATGCGTATGGTTCTACAGAGATATAGATCAAAAGGTAAAGTGGAGAGAAATTACAGATAAAGAGCAGGATTTTCATTGGAAAATTACACAATTTCCTCCACCTGGAGAAGAAAATAAACATGTAATTGACATTAAACATAGAATTCCTAAAAGAATAAATGACGGTGCAATAGCAATTGACGGATATAGTAATAGCCAAGGCGGTAAATATGGTTCAAAAGCATCAGCATGGATTGGAAGAAGATATAATATGTTAGACCCAACAAAGACGGGGAAGGCTATTGGACATCTTTATGGAAGACCACAAATTAAAGAAACATTGCATGAACAAGTGCTTTTAGCTGCCGAATATTATGGTTATAAGGTTTGGTATGAGCATAACTCCGATGATTATTTGTCTTATTTTAGAGATAGGGGTCGTGTTGGTTATTTAGGAAGTTATCCACTTACCTCTATTGACCCATCAAAAAGAGATACTCAAGAAAGATATAAAGGGTTCCCAACTACTCCATTTAGCTTAACAAAACAGGCTGATACAGGCATTATGTATTTTGAAAATCATATAGATGCTATAGATTATGAAAATTTACTAGAAGATGCTAAAAAGTTTGATCCAAACAATAGAACTGATTTTGACCAAACTGTATCTTTTTTGATGCTTTTGGTGTGTTTAATGGAGCCTGTTCCTATGCAAGTTAAGAAAGAGCCATTGGTGAAAAGCTACCCAATATCTATACAATAATTATTTTTTTTAAATAATTTCTAGATATTTGTTATATTTGACATTATAAAATCAACCCAAGTTGTCAGATAGTCCTTTATACATAAGCCCGAATAATGCTAGTGGTCAAGCTCTGAAAGATTTTCAGCTTACCACTGACGTTAAGTCCAAGTCAGATATGACATATGGAAAGAAAGTCGCACAAAATATTTATTCTACCATTTATGGTAATCAGTCTTATTTCTGGATTAGGAATAACAGATTTAGAAAAAACAGACAGATTGCTAATGGTAAGATGGACATGAGTGTTTTTCTTGATAGACTAGAAATGAATGGAAAGGCAAATTATGTAAATATTAATTGGAAATCAATTATTATTGGTAATACCATTGTAGCAAGATTAGTTGGCTCTTGGATGAATAGAAGAGAAAAAATTGCAGTAACTGCAGTTGATCCAACTTCAGCTAAAGAAAAACAAGATGCAATAGATGAGGCTTCTTATGTTTATCAAAACAAAGAAGTTCTTGCACAATTACAACAAGAATCAGGAGTTACACTTATTCCTAAAAATCAATTTCTTGCAGAAGATCAAGACGATTTAGATTTGTGGGTTACTGAATTTAATCATTTGCCTGAAGAAATAAAATACGGCATTGGTATTAATAATGTACTTGAAGCTAATGGTTGGAATGATGTTTTAAAAGAAAGAATATTACATGATTCAGCAGAAGTTGGATTAGTGGCTACTTATACTTGGATGGATGAAGAAGGCGAAATACATGTAGATTGGATTAGACCTGAAAATGCAATTTATTCATATTCAGATTTTCCAGATTTTAGAGATACTACATATCGTGGTCATATTTTATCAATGAAGATAAGTGACGTAAGAGCTAAATATGGCAAAGAAAATGGTGGCACATTAAGCGAAGAGGAAATATTTAAACTTGCCTCTTTTGCAAAAGAATATCAATTAACAGATAAGATAAAGTGGATGCAAGATTGGAACGTAGCTTATTTACGTCCATATGATGAGTGGAATATAGATTTAATGAATTTTGAAATTAAAACTTTAGATTCTACTGGATATACTGTTACAAAAACAAAAAAGAATGGCAGTACTATTATTAAAAAAGGTAAGCCAGAAAGATTAGATGAAAATCAAGAATATGTTGAGGAGAAAAAATGGAATATATACGAAGGTGTATATTGCCCAATTACTCAACAAATTTTAAAGTGGAATATTAAAAAGAACATGATACGTCCGCAAGATCCAAAACAAGTGGGTGATGCGGAATTTTCTTATAGTTTTTATATGTATCAGACATATGACATGAGAAACGTAGCTGTTCCTGAAAAAATTGAAGAACCTCTTGAACAAATGATTTTGTCAAGATTAAAAATACAGCAATTAGTTGCTAAAATGGTACCTGCAGGAGCTGCTATTGACGTAGATGCTATGCAGGAATTAGATTTAGGTTTAGGTGATTCTGTAAAGCCATTAGATGTTCAAAAAATTTGGGAACAAACTGGTAAGCTTTATTATCGTGGTAGAGATGCTGAAGGCAATAGAATACCTGTTCCAATTACTGAATTAGCTAATAGTGGATTTGCGCCTCAATTAAACGCATTAGTTCAATTATACCAATTTCATTATCAAATATTGAAAGATGAATTAGGTGATGATCCTAATTTAGCTATGCAAGCAGCACAACCTAGAGTAACATCTCAAAATGTGGCAGCTTCTCAAACATTATCAAATAATGCTACTGATTATATGTATGATGCATATATTCAAGTAATGGAAGAAACTGGTAAAAAAGTTGCTGCTTTATTAAACAAAAGTGTTGCTTTTGGAGCTAAAAAATATAGAGAAATATTAAAACAAGAAGAAGTAAAAGATAGAAATTTTGTCGCTAGAGTAAAAATGCTACCAACTGATATAGATTTAGCTAAACTTGAAGCAATGATGAATAATGCTATTACTGCTAATCCTACTATGGTTCTTTATTTAGATCCATTTAAAATTATGAGAATAGCAAGAGAAAATGCTGAATTGGGTGAATTGTATTTTAGACAAGCTCAGAAAAGAATGATTCAAAGTGAACAAGAACAAGCTCAAACTAATAGTCAACAAAACGCACAAATTCAACAAGCAAGCCAGCAAGCTAAAGCTCAAGGTGATGAGGCTTTATTAGACAAACAAACTCAAGCAAAACAAAGAGAGATTATAATTCAAGGCATGTTTGATTTAGCAAAGGCTAGTTTACCTATACCTGCTCAATTACAACCTTTAATTCAAGAAATGTTGCAAAATATTGAAATGCCATTATCTATTGATAACTATCAATTAAATCAGCAAGTTCAACAAATGCAACAAGCTGAAATGGAACAGCAACAACAGGCTATGCAGCAACAGCAGCAACAAGGGCAGCAACAGGGTCAAGAACAAGGTGAAGGACAAGAAGGACAAGAACAAGAAATGTCACCAGAAGATCAGCAAATGATGGCACAACAAATGCAACAACAGGGTCAGGGCCAAGAACAAGAAATGTCACCAGAAGATCAACAAATGATGGCACAACAAATGCAAATGCAACAACAATAAATAAAAATATAAAATAAATAAAAATGGCAACGGTAAGTAAACTTTTAATAAGACTACAAAAATTTAGCTCAAAAATTAGTACAGTTGTAGATGCAACTGAATCTTTTAATACTAATAACAATTTCTATCAAGATTTATCTGGATGGGATTCCGCAGTAGTTCAATTTGTAGGGACATCTGGAACAGTTAGTTTTAGCACTACGAATGATGATGGTTCTATAACAGGGCAATTATTGCCTGCACCAGAAGTGCCTATTAATGGGGTAACAGTATTAGGGGTAAATTTATCCACTAAAACTGATGTTTCATCTATTGCAGCTGCTGGAATTGTGGAATTTGGCATTATTGGTAAATATTTACTATTACAAGGTTCTACAACAACAACAACAACAGCAGCACCTTAATAAAAAAAAATAAAAAAAAATGGCAAATTCAATAGCATATGTATTGTCTAAAAATACATACCCTGATGCCTTTCAGGCAAATCTTATAGGAGTTGATCAAGGCACTCAAATTGTCTATGCAACAACAAGTACATTAACATCCGCAAATGTATTATTTGCCGATAGTAGATTAACACAACCAATTTTTGGAGATGGCACAAGTTGGTATGGTGTACAATTATTAACAGATGATTCTGTTTTATATCCTATTACCATAAATGGTATTGGAACTATAGTAATTGGTTCTGGAACTACTACTACTACAACGACTACAACAACTACTACAGCTGCACCAACAACTACTACAACGACTGCTGCACCAACAACAACAACTACTACAGCAGCTTAAACAAAATAGAAACCAAATCAGCATTTTATGCCAGAGAATAACGGAGCAGCTCCATTAGAGCTAGCGGAAGGCTTCAATCCATTTTCGGATGATGCACAACAAGTGCAAACACAACAAAGAGTAGAAGAGGCCCCTACTCAACAAGTACAAGAGCCAACACAAAGTGCTCCTGTAGAAACACAAAATACTTCTTCACAAGAAGCGTCCCCTGAAAAAGCTCAAGTTCAGGAAACAGGACAATCTACATTTGACTCTAACCAATTTTTAAAAGAAAAATTTGGTTTTGATAATATAGAGCAAGCAGAGCAAGAGTTTAAAAAAATAAAAGAATCAAAAGATTCTGAATTTAATTTTGAAAATGAAACAAGTAGAAACTTGTTCAATGCAATTAAAGAAGGAAAACTTGATGAAATTTATGATGTTTTAAGCCAACAAAAGAGGTTAGAAAAGTTGACAAATTCGGAAATAAATGGTAACTTAGCTGTAGATATCATCCGAACTAATCTACAAAATAAATATAAGGATTTAACTTCGGATGAAGTAGATCTTTTATTTTATCAGAATTACAATTTCCCTCAAAGACCTGAAAAGTCATTTGAAGACACAGATGAAGACTATGAACAAAAGCTAAATGGTTGGCAAAATGAAATAGACTTTATAGAAAGAAGAATGATTATTGATGCGAAAGTTATCAAACCAGAATTAGAGAAATTAAAAAGTGAGATAAGATTACCAGACGTTTATGGCCTTGAACAGCAAGAAGCTCAAAGTAGAGAAGCATTCGAAATGGCTACACAAGCTAGACAAGTTTATGAACGAACTCTTGAATCTGATTTTAAAAACTTCAATGGTTTTGAAGTAACAGTGAAAGACGAGGATGTCGAAGTACCTGTTAATTACAACATTTCTGAAGAAGAAAAATTAGATTTAAAAAATAGGCTTTCAGATTTTGATTCAGATGCTTATTATGAAAATCGTTGGTTTAACAAAGATGGAACTCCAAATGTAAAACAAGCTATGCAAGACATATACTTGTTGGAAAATTTTGATAAAATCTCTAAAAAACTAGTGAATGAGGCAGCATCTCAAGTAAAGTTAGCTTATATCAAGAATTCAGGTAATGTTACTTTAAACCCAAAAACGCCTCAAGGAACACCACAGCCTAATCCAAATGCGCAAATGGAGGACTTGGCAATGTGGGCGTTTAGATCTTGATTATTTGCTCTTGGCAAGAGCATTATTTTAAAAATTAAACAAAATGGCTGGAATACCAACCTCAAATATCCTGCAACCAGGTGCAATATCGTTGCAGTCCCAGAATCGCCAGTTGATGGTAGATTTACAATTATTAACTCCTCAGTACTATAAGTACTACACTGAAAAGTACGGTAACGAAGACTTTACTTGGTGGTTATCTGCTCATAGCGGAATGGAAGAAGTAAAAAACCAAAATTTCTTCTGGTTTGAAAACAGAGGTAAATTAATGCCAGGTGTAACTAATGCTAGTACTGTTACTGGTGCTGCAGGTGCAACTGTTACTTTAACTTTAGGCTCTGAAGCTTACTACAATAGTGGTACTCAATCTCCATTGAGAGTTAATGAAACTTTACGTGTTGCTTCTAGCAACGTAGAGGGTGTGATTTTGTCAATTGACACAACTACTCCTTATGCTTTCACTTTCACAGTTCGTCCAAAAATCTCTACTCAAAGATTTGCTTCTGCTGGTTCTAACTCATTGTTAGCTGGTGAGGTATTATTATTTGGTGGTGATGTAGATGCTGGTGAAGCTTCTCAACAAATCAATCCATTAATCCATTTAGACCAAAAGTATAACAACAATATCACTGAAATTCGTGATGGTTGGAGCAATACTGACTTGGCTCAAATGGCTGATACTTACTACGAATATCCTGTTTCTGCTGATATGGCTGCAAACGGTGTAACTGCGTTTACTTATAAGGGTATGTACAAGACTCTTGTTCGTTTCAAAAACAACGTAGAAGCAAAATTAATGCGTGGTAATATCCAAAATAATAGCGGTTTATCTAACTCTCCTGGTGCTCAAGGTATCATTCCTAAAGTAGTAGCTGATGGTGAAACAGTTGGTTACACTCCAGGTACTTTAGACATCGCTAAATTACACGAAATCACTCGTATCATGGACGTTAACGGTTGTGCAAAGCAATCTGCATGGTTAACTGACATCTTCCAAAGACAAGACTTCAGTGATGGTATCTTCGCTGCATACCCTGCTGGTGCTTTTGTTTACGGACAAGGCGAAAAATCAAAAGAAGCTTCTGTAGCTTATGGTTTCCAAGAAATCTTCATTGATGGTTATTTATTATCTGTTAAGAAATATCCTCAATTTAACTCTGAAGTTACCACTGGTTTAACTCCAAATGTTGATTACTTCCGTAATTTCGGTTTAATCTATCCAATGGGTGAAACTAAAGATGCTAAAACAGCTCAAGTTTACAAGAATATCACAGTTATGTACCAAGAGCCACCTAAAGGCGGAACTGTTGGTAATGGTATTCGTGTATGGCAATATGGTGGTGGATCTCCAAACCCAACTGACGGTACAATGACTAATCAAATCGCAATGATTACTTACCGTTCAACTCGTGTTTGTGCAGCAAACCAATTCATCATTGTTCAAGGTCAATAATTAGACCAAAAATAATATCGGTGGCGGCAACTTTATTGTTGTCGCTGCCTTATTTTAAACATTTTAAAACCATTTTATGGCACGTTTAAAGGATGTAAATTTCTCCATGTCTGGAGAAGATGTTTCAAGAGAAACAAGAAAAGTAGAAGAGTCTGTAGATGCAGGTAACAGAATGGTAGATCAAGCTGCTACTGAATCATTTAGAATTTTTAAGCTTTCAGATACTACAAAAAAGGGTAAATACCACATGGAATGTACCGATGATGTATGGGATGAAAACGAGAAAAAAATGATTAGAATTCGCCTTTTACGAGGTGTAGATACTATTTATCAAAGAGATCAAAAAGGTTTAGAGCCTGCTTATGTTTCTTCTAATAGAAGAACTCTTATTTTTGATAATCGTGTACTTAGAGTGCCTGGTTATGACACAGTTGCACTAGAATTTTTAGAAAAATGTAATGCTAATGTAGATAACCCACATAAAAGAGGAACAAGAAAATTAACCTTTTTTGAGTGGAATCCTGTTCGTCAAGCTGAACTTGAAAGAAGCAAACGTGTGGCTAGAATTGAAGCTATTAAATATGCTTCTATGCAATCAGACGAGGACATGAAGAAACATGCTACATATCTTGGAATTCCATTTTTTGATGAGTTAAGCATACCAAAAACTACTGAAGCTCTTAGAAATGACTACGAGTTTTATGCCGAAGCACAACCAGCTAAATTTATGCAAAGTGCTGGTAGTAAGGAAGTTGAAGTAGCTTATATTGTTAAAAATGCAATTATTTCAGGTAAAATTGATTTAGGTATAAAACCAGGATCAGCATATTGGGCTTCTGATGGTGGATTTATTTGTAAGATACCTCCAGGAACACCACCAAACTCATATTTGGTTGATTTCGCATTAATGCCTAATGATGATAGTGTTAATTTCTTGAATCAATTAAAGAAGATGCAATAAATTTGTTACTTTCCATCTAAATTAAGCCTGTAATCTAAAAATTACGGGCTTTTTTATTTTTTATTTTTGTATATTTGGGTATAATTTTTTTTACATGAACATTAATGATATGTACCAAATATGCCAATATGCGATAAACAAGGCGCAAAATGGCTATTTGACTCCTTCACAGTTCAATTTATTAGCTAATCAAGCTCAAGTGAGCTTTATGGATTATTTATTGGGTGAATTCCAGCAATATCAACCAGGAAGACCACAAGCAAGAGTAAATTATAGTCAAAATAGTAACACTAGACAAAGAATTTCTCCTTTTATAAAAAATGTAACATCCACACCAGATGCTGGTGGAGTTCTTTCATATCCTGCTGATTATTTAGAAACAGATTCTATTTTAACTTCAGCTAATGAAAGAGTTAGATTTGTTCAACCAGAAAGTTTATATTCTTATTTAAAAAGCGAAATTGATCCTGTAGTAAGTAATCCTGTTTATTTGATAAATGATACTAGCTATAAATTTTATCCAAATACAACTGATAATACAGTTGCATTAACTAATTTAAAAATTACCTATATAAGTAATCCGCCTACTATGATATGGGGGTATAGCTTAGATGGTAATGGAAGACCAGTGTATAATCCAAATCCATACAATCCAAGTACTCAGCCAACTGGAAGTGTACAGCCATTGTGGTATGATGTTGATAAATTAGAAATTATTTCTAGAATATTAAAATTAGTAGGAGTAAACTTAAAAGATAATCAAGTTGAACAATACGCTAATATGGTAACAACTCAAGGACAATAAAATGACAAGAAAAATATTTATAGAAAGAATATTAAGGCAGATATATAATGGTCAGCCTTCAGATGATTCTAGTATTACTTTTAATCAAGTTAATCAATGGCTAAATGATGCTATTGGTTTAGTTGTTAAAAAGAATTATACTGAAAACATTCAAATGGATGGTGTTGCGTATATAAATAACTCTTTTTATACAACATTTACAAATATAGATATAACCCCAGAATCAGTAGATAATCTTACTTATAGCCTTATTTTACCAACAATACCTTATTCTTTAGGTAGAAATGAAGGTGTTGCCACTTTGCAGTTCGTTGGTGACAAGAAAACCTCTCAGACAGCTATTCCTTTAAGTATGAATCAAGTTCCTTATATTGAACAAATAAGGCCCATTCAGAATAAGATTTTATATTGGGTTGAGGGCAAGAACATTTTTGTAAGAACAACTATTCCTTTATCAAATTATAAAGCTACTCTAAGAATGATAAGTGGTGGTAATTCTTCTGATTTATCATCTACTTTAATTGTGCCTGATGATTATGTTCCAATGATAGTTGAATATATTAAAGGGCAATTAGCTTTTGAGAGATCAAGAGTTATAGACCAAAGTAATGATGGAGTTGACAATGTAAATTAAAATATAAACTATGAAACCATTAAGAGATTTAGTATTAATTAGACCATGTGCTGCAGACTTGGTAACTGAAGGTGGGTTATTTATTCCTTCTTCAGCTCAAGAAAGAAGTTCAAAAGCGGAAGTTATTGAAGTTGGCAGAGGAACAAAAGATATAAAAATGGAAACAAAAAAGGGAGATATTGTATTTCACATAAAAGGAGCAGGGGAAGAAATTTTAATAAATGACGAACCATATTATTTGATTCGTCAAGCAGATATATTATCTTACGTTTCAAATAACTAAAGATGGCATCACAAGAAAGGAACTATATAACATTAGACTCTGTAATCAATGAATATATTGATGCATCAGAGCAATCTGTACATAAATATGCTAAATTATACAACATAGCATATAGAGGTATGGAAGAGCTTGGATTGGATTTTTTTTATAAAATCAGAACAGTTAAAGTGCCAATTGACACAACTAATTATACAGCTCAATTGCCTAATGATTATGTAAATTATACTAAAATAGGAGTGTTAAATTCAAGAGGAGAAATTATTCCTTTGACATTTAATAGAAAACTTACTAATTATGCTGACCAACAGCCAAATAGATTAGCATTAACACAAGATAATACCTTAGTTGATTGGTATAACCAAAATTACCCATTATTTTATAACTATTGGGATGGATATGGTTTTACTAATGTATATGGTTATCCAAGCGGTTCTCCATTCGTAGGAGAATTTAGCATAGACGATTCAAATGGAGTAATTCTATTGAATCAAAATTTTTATTACGATTATTTAATGATTGAGTATTTGGCTAGCCCAAATCCTGATGAAAAATATATGATACCATTGCAATTTAGAGAAGCTATGATTGCATGGTTAGCGTGGCAAGATATTGCTTATTTACCAACATCAAGAAAAGGTAATTTAGGTGACAAGCGTGACAGAAAAAACAACTATTTTAATGAGAGAAGACTAGCAAATGCTAGATTTAAACCTCTTTATTTAGATGAAACATATGAATGGAATTTAGCTAATCAAAGAATGACAGTTAAGGGATAAGATATGCCAATAATAAATAACCCATTTAATGGTAAATTAAATCTGGATGTAGCAGATTATAGAATTGACAACAATGACTATATTGATGCTTTAAACATAACCAAAGACGCAGAAGGTACAGGCCAAGATAGAGTAGTATCTAATATATTGGGTAATACCAATATATCATATAGTTTACCATCTGGAACAAATAAAGTTATTGGATTTTACGCTGACCAAATAAGAAATAGAGCTTATTATTTTGTATGGAATAGTAATGGTTATAGTAGTATTTTGTATTTGGATTTAAATACTAATAAAATTACTAAAGTTTTACAAAGCAAAACAGATAGCAGTGATGTTGATATCTTAACATTTAATCCATCATATAAAGTATTGTCTGTTAATATATTTTATAGAGATGATGAAGGCGATATTTTATATTTTAATGATGGCCTTAACCCACCTAAAAGTATAAATATTCTTAATACTTACGGCACATCTTGGAAATTGGAGTATTTGTTAATCGCAAAAGCTCCTCCAGTAATGCCTCCAAAAGTTACATTTGAAAATGATACAGTTGTAACTGTAAATAATTTAAGGAATTCATTATATCAATTTTGTTATAGATTTGTTTACCAAAACAATGAAAAATCTGTATGGAGTTCAAGGAGTGTAGTACCTTTGCCACAACAGCCTACATTATTTTTGACAAATCCTGATTTAAGTTTAAATGCTAGAATTTCAATATCTGTTTCTACTGGGGATAAAGATGTTAAAGCTATTGAATTAGCTTTTAGAGAAAATAATAATAATACGGTTTCTGATTTTTATTTAATTAAGCAATTAAATAAATCTGAAAATTCAATACCACATAATGACATATATACTTACAAATTTTATAATGATAGTATTTATGGTCAAATAGATGTTATAGAAACAGCACAATTGCAAGATTGGGTTCCTCAAAAGGCAAATGCTGCTGAATTAGCAAATGGTAATACTTTATTATATTCTGGGATTACTGAAGGTTACGATAGGACAAGTATGAATTTATTGTCCTATACTCCAAATCCAGCACTAAATATACCAGTTCCATATACATTTTTCCAAGATTTTTGTGGATTATTGTTCTTTGCTACCTGTAATGGTTTAGATAGTGGTTCGACTGGTAGAATATTAAAAATATATTTATATGGTACGGGTACAAATACTAATGGTGAAGTTACTACGTTAAATAACGCTATAGGTCAATATGTTATCAATGTAGTAAATTCTAGTTATACTAATATAGGATTTACATATGAGAATTTAACAACGCCAAAAACTGTTTCTTCTATATTAACGGCTATTTCTGTTGGTTTAGTTGCAAATGGAAATAATTGGAGTCAAGTATCACTAAATGGTAATGTGTTAACAATGTCAAACACAAATGATTTTACATTATATTCAAGTGGTTTAAAATATATTAGTAATGCTGTAAACCCAATTAATAATACTGTATATGCTAATTCTTGGGATTCTGGTTATCAGTATGGATTACAATATTTTGATGGTCAGGGAAGAACAATTGGAACACAAACAAATAAGTTAGCAACATTTACTACTAATAAATACAACGGAACTAGATTTACTCAAACATATTTGCAGATTAAAAATAGACCACCATTAGAAGCTAAATATTTTCAAGTAGTAAGATCAAATAATACTACTTATAATAAAAGATTATTTTGGATATGTAATAATGCATTTAGAAGTCCATTATCTGTAAATTCAGTTACTTCAACATATGATTTAGAATCATTTGCATATATAGATATATCAAATATTACTGAATATAATAAACAGTTTAGTTCATCTACGAGTGTTGTTTCTTATGCTTTTACTCCAGGAGATAGAATTACATTTTTACAGAGATATAATGAATTAGGTGTTGCTGTGCCTATTAATATTGTTGATTTTGAAATTTTAGGTACAGAAGGATTGGTAGAAACCACTGTTGGTCAAAGACAAGGCAATTTTATTAAAATTAAATATCCGCAGGCTGCTGTTGATGCAGATCCAACTAATTTTAATTTTAACAATGAAGTTGGATTTAGGAATTATGAGATATTTTTGTATAATTATTCTACAAATTCTGATTCTACACAAAAGTTTTTTTATGAATTTGGTAAATGTTTTGGTATTGGTAATCCTGGCACCGAAAATAGATATCATATAGGATTAGAACAAACGCAATCTGCTACTGATTATGTAAATGTGCCAGCTATAATTAGTGGTACAAATGGTGATTTATTTTGGAGGCAAAGAAATGTACTTTATCAAACATTATGGGATTATAATGCAGGAAATCAAAATGTAGCTATAACTGGTAATGTTCTTATTTTTAAGTCATTAATAATGAATCCAGATAATGTAAATAATTCTTTTGCATATGGTAATGCAAATTTTTTAATATCTGGGCAGGGAGATGTTGCAATGTACCCATTAGATCCTACTTTATATCCTTCTTTTTCAGATAATGGATTTTTTTGGAATAAAACATCTGGTACTATTTTATTATCAATTGATTTTAGTGTAAGAGCAACATATGATAATGAAACAGCTAGCGTTATACCAAATTTCTTTATTGTTTATGTAGATTCAACAACAAAAACATTTAAAATACTTTCAACTGTAAGAACAGAAGGTACGGGGCAAGATACATTAGTTTGTTCTACAAAAATAACTATCCCACCTAATACAAAAGCATGGATTGGAGTAGATGGTGAAAGTGTTTATTATTCTTCATTTAAAATGAAGATTAACATATTGCAAACACAACTTATTTCAGTTATTGAAAGTAGTTTTAATGATGCATACTATTTATCAATGAATAGTAATGGTAGAGAATCTGTTATTGATGTAAATGCTAGAAAAGTTTATTTCCCTACATTGATTAGATTTAGTCAATCTTATCAAGTTAGTACAAATATAAATGGTACAAATAGTTTTTATTTTGAAAACTTTGATGAATATGATAGAAGTTTTGGAGATGTAATGAGATTACATGTGAGAGATAGATATTTAAAAGTTTATCAAAAGTTTAAAGTGGGAAATGTTCCTATTTTAACACAAATTATTAAGGATAGTGCAAATAACCCATTACAAGCTAATACTGATAAATTAATTAACAAAATTCAATACTACGAGGGTAATTATGGCATTGGAGATGCTTCTACTAGTTTAGCATGGAATAACTTTGCTGATTATTTTGTAGATAATTATAGAGGAGTTGTATGTAGATTAAGCCAAAATGGTATTGAACCAATAAGTATTGTATATCATACAAATGCATTTTTTGTAGCTAAATTGAAGGCTTATAGGCAACAATTAAATAATGGAGCTGCAGCAGATGGTCAAATATATACAGGAAATTCTTGTATATATGGAGTATTTGATTCTTATACAAATAAGTATATAATTGCAATGGAAGAGATTAATAGATATTCTGATTGTACTTATAATGGAGGTATTGCAATAACTTATACGCCTACAACTACAACCACAACCACAACGGCTGCTCCAACAACCACAACCACAACGGCTGCGGCTACAACGACTACAACTAGTACTACTACAACAACTACAACAACTAGTACAACTACAACCACAACCACAACGGCAGCCCCAACAACTACAACCACAACGGCTGCACCTTCTGTTACGTATATATGTAACGGTAATCCTAATTGTGTACCTTATGATAGTTTAATAAACTGTCAAGATTCTGGTTGTCAAGATTGTATTCAAGGCAATTGCCCTCCATAATTATAAATAAAATATGTAAATAAAAATAAATCATGTATATACTAGTTAAATTAAATTCAAATCAAGGAACAGATTTAGGCCCTAATTTTACATTAGCTGCAAATGTTGGTACATTAGTGCCAGCAACTGCTACTTTAGCCGAATTATTGGTTGGCGTAACAGTTCTTGCTGATAATGCAGCTACTCAGGTATTTGTAACTTCTCAGGGGGTATGTACAAATACATTGACTATTGCTGTTTCCCCTGCTACAACTACAACTACATCAACAACTACATCAACAACTACGACTACAAATACGAATTGTTTATTATCTGGTGGTACTGTGGTAGTATCTCCATATATTTTATATTCTAATAGATTTGTATTTAGTAATTCAGGGCCAACTGATATATGTATTTTACCAACTGTACCTGCTTATGGGTTACCATATTATATTTTTGATTCACCTCCGCAATTATTTCAAGATCCATATGGAACAACACCGTTCCCATATTCAAAGGTTCTTGATGTAGTTTTCCCTAGCGGTGGTTCTAATAATGTATATGAATATAATAGTTCAACAGGGGCGGTAGGGGCTTATTTTGGGGCATGTTTAAGTTAAATTTAAAATAATAAAAATGGCAATAGCGACAATAACATTAACAACAGCAGGTGCAGCAACTGGCCCATTTGATTTATATTCAAATATAGATGGTTATACTACACCATTTGCTACGGGAGTAACAAGAGCTCAGATATTAGCAGGCTATTTAACTAATAATTTTCCAAGCTTACCCTCACTACCCACAATTGTTAGAGTAAAATCTACTGTTTATTGTGTTAATTATTTGGATATTAATGTTACACCTATGACTACAACCACAACAAGCACAACGACTACAACAACAACAGCTCCTTAAATTTAAATAAATGGCAAATACCTTACAATTTCACCAAGACCCATATACTATCTCATTTGATGAGGTTGGTAATGCTTTTGAGTCGTTTTACTCGTATTTCCCTGAAATGATGGGTAATCTTACCAATAAGTTATTTACCTTCAAAAATGGGCAAATTTGGGCCCATACAAACACTACTTATTGTAATTTTTATGGTACTCAATTTGAAGCATCTATAACCACAGTATTTAATCAAGTAAATATTAACAAAAAAACTTGGATTTCTATAGCTGAAACAGCAAATACAACATGGGAATGTCCGTTAATTTATACTCAAATGATGAGTTATGGCACCCAAAGACAAGAAAGTTCGCTTGTAGAATCTGATTTTTCAGTTTTGGAATCTACATATAATGCTTCATTTTTAAAGGATAGTTATAGCATAGGGGGGCTTTTGAATGGGGATTCTTTAAAGGGCGGATATATTGTAATAAAATTAAAGAAATCTAATGCAAATTCTTTCGTATATTTGAACAACGTAGGAGTCAAATATATTGACTCTCCGTTGAATAACCGATGAGTAAAATAAAATATAAAACTATTTTATACGTTTTTCATGATGATGATGAAATAAATAAATATTGTGATCCAGATTTTGAAAAGAAAGAAAGAAAGAAATTAGTTCATAGTATTTATAAAAAAATTGAAGAATATAATAAAGTGGGCTATTGCAAGTTTTATGATTTAGTTGTTGATAATGAATTAGTTGGATATGGTTTTAATTATAGGAATCTTTTAGTTAGCTTTGGGGTTAATAAAAAATATAGAACGCCAGAAAAATTAACAAAGGTTTTTGAAATTATAAAAGATAGTTTTGAAGGTGATTTTGAATCGTATATGTGGACTAGGAATTCTAGAGCTATTAATTGGTTAAAAAAATGTGGTATGACAGAAATAGAAAGTAAAATTAATAACGTAACTAAATTACAATTTTTATGTTAGGAGCAATATTAGGTATAGGCCAGGCACTTTACGGTGGATATCAAGCTTATAAATCAGGACAAGAAGCTGATGAGTATCAAAAAAAGATGGAAAAACTTGCTGCTAATAGTCCATTAGCAAAAAGAAATGCAGCCATTGATAATTATGCTCAAGAAGCAACAAATAGGTATAATGAAAATCCATACCAATCCGCAGCTTATCAAATGGCAGCTAGAAATGCAAGAAGATATACTTCATCTGCACTAAATGCTGCAAATGATAGAAGATCAGCAATAGGTTTAATACCTAAATTGGGCATTACCGAAAATAATGCATTAGGTAATGCTGGTGTTCAAGCAGAAAGTTACAAAGAAAGACAATTTGCAAATATGGGTAGAGCTGCACAAATGCAAGATGCTCAAAATAAATATTTATTTGATGTAAATGAAGCTACCCCATATAACCGTAGATTCGGATTAAGTCAAATGGCATCACAACGTAAAAATGAGCAAACCAATGCAGGTTTACAAATGATGGCTCAAGGAATAGGAAATGCAGCTGCAATGTATCAGGCCGACGAATCTAATAAATTATCAAAAGAAGGTTTGCAAGCACAAAAAGATTATTATAAAAGTTTAAATCCTACAACTAATACTAATTTTGGATTAAATTCTAATTATAACCCTCAATTAGGTTTGAGTGGTTATGGTAGAGCTGGAGTACAATCAAATGGTACTTATGTGCCATTTTTTGGGTGGAATCCAACAAATCCTATAACAGGTAAACCATACGGTTTCTAAACCATAAATAATATAAAAATGGCAGCAACAGGTCTATTAAATTCTAATCCATATGGTAAAGCAGTAGCTTTAGACTTTTCTACTAAAGCCACTAATGCAGCTATTCAATTAATACAAAAGGAGCAAGCTAAAAAAGATGCTCTTGACAAAACTTTCAGAGAATATGAGAAATCTATAAATTCTGCTGGAATGAGAGAACAAGACCAAAATGTATTTTTAGATCAAATGAATGATGCAAAATTATATTATTTGCAAAATCAAGAGAGAATAACAATGCCTTCTAAATATGGTGCTCAATACCAATCAGAATATTTAGGTAAGCTTAAAAATGCACAAGTTTTAATTAATGAGTCAAAACAAGAGGCAGCTAATACAAAAATAGATGCAGATCATTATTATCAAGCTATAGTTCAAGGACTTGATGTTCCTGATGGATATATGGAAGCTAGAAGAAGAGCTGATTTACCATTAGGTAATCCTGAACATCAAAAAATAGATCCTTTTAAATGGAATTTTACTAAAGGATTTAATGAAGATGATTTTGTAAAATCAATAACTAGAGGTTTGCAATCAGATGAAACAATTATAAGTCAAGTTCCCGATAATAAGGGTAAAATACTAACAACTATATCATATGATTATAGCGATCCTTCTAGACAAGCATTAGCTAGTAGAGCAGCAATGATGTATGGAACTGTTCCTGGTGTTACTAATCAAATTAATAAATTAATAAAAAGCGGGGAATATTTAAATTTTAAAAAGCAATTCCAAGACTTATTCCCAGGAGATGATATTGAAAATGCTTTACCACAACAAGTAGCAGCCGCAGTAGGATTAGGATTGACTGGACATGGTAAAATAGTAACTAAAAATCAACCTGATGATGTTTGGTTAAAAGCGGAAGCACTTAAAAATTCATTAAAAATTGCAGCAGCTGGCAGATCTAATATAGTTGTTAATACTGGAGGAGGAGCAACAGGAAGTAATCAACCTCATCCTGCTAGTATAATTGATGCAGTAACTGTTATTAATACAAATTATGCTAAACCAACAAGTACTGCTAATGTGTATGATGCAACTAGTGATTTGGCGGGGTATAATACAACCAAGTTTGGTTCAGTATCAGTTAGGCCGCAAAAAATCTTATATAATAAAGCTACTAACAAATTTACATTGAAATATAATCCTAATGATGGCATAGATGATGAGATACTTTCTCCTGATGCTTTTAAAGTTGTAATTGGTAATAATAATAAAGTAAGTTTAAATCAAAAATTTAACGGGAAAATAAAAACTAATTAGAAATGGCAAATCAAGCAAGATATTCATTTGACGAATTACCTGATTATATTAAAAATGCACCTGCATTTAAAAATCCTGTTGTAGAAGTCCCTGTGGTTAAAGAAACAGTTATTGAACAACCAATAATCACAGAACCTGTGAAAGAAATAGCAAAATCAAATAATTCACTTTATGGGTTTTTAAAAGACCGTAATCTTACTGATTTAAATGAAACTGATTTTCTAAAAGCTTATTCTACAAAAGAAGGAGCTAAAGAAATTCATGATTATATGTCTATGAGTAAAGATGATGATGGTAACAGATTGACTACATTAAATTACAATGATTTTTATAATCAATTTTTAAACCCATATAACAATGGTTTAAAAAAAAAAGACTTCATTACTACTGGACTTGGTTCAGAGAATTTATCACAAGATTTAGGAAACATTGAAGATTTAGGAAGCATTGAAGATTTAGGTGACGGAGGCCCAGGTAAAAAGAAAAAGAAAACAACAGAAGTTAATTTAACTAGTAATGGGAAACCATTAACAGGTGAATTAAAAGCTAAGGTTTTAACTTATATGCGAAATAGCGGACAGAATGTGGTTGATGGCATGGACATTAATCCTAAAGTTCTAGATAAAGCAAATTCCGCATATGTTTTTATGAATGGACGTGTATTTGGAAGAGAAGGATGGGGTAGTAATTCTGGGAAGAATATTTTTTCTGGTAATTCTGTTATTAATCCTGGAAAACAATTACGTACACCAGTTTCAATTACAAAAAATCCTGGAGAAGATGATGAAGCATTTGGTTTTAGAAAATATTTTGCAGAAAAAGCTGCTTTAGATAAACAAACGCAAGAGGATCAGCAAATGCAGCAATCTCTTAGCGAGTTGAATAAAAAAAGTAGTAATCATGGTTTTGTTCAGTTAGACCAAAATGATCCATATTATCCTGGTTATATAAATTCTTTAACAGGTGGTCGTGAAGGTGCAACGGTAGTTGCAGGGGCAATAAATAAAGCAGATTTCCAAAATTATAAAGCTGGTGTAATAGCAGAAGAAACAAAAAAAGCTGCTATACAAAATACTCTCAATAGAAAAGCTTTTATTCCTAGTGGGCCAAATCATACTAGAGCTAGTGATTCAACAATGCTTGCTGATGGGATAAATAGTGGACAATATGTTGTTACACAAGATAATTCTGGTTATCCTATTCTTGGTTTGCCTGATTATGATTTATTTAATTCATACGACAATTCTTATAACCAATTATTTGAAAAAGAAGCAGATGAAAAATATTTAAAAACTTTATCTGATGAAGATAAATATAAATATAAAGAAAATCAAGCGTATCAAAATTCTATAAGTACACACATGCCACAAGTTCCAAGTGGTTTTAAAGGTAATCTTGGGTCTTTTTTAGCGGGCTTTCAAAGAACAGTAGAAAAGCCTATAATTTATGGCATAGGAGCTGCGTCTGGCGCAGGACTAGTAGGTGAAGCTGCTGTAGGTGCTGCTGCTGTCCCAGAACTTGTTCAAAACGCAAGAAGTTTTGGTAATGCAGTAGGGTGGATGCAACAAACAGCAGATAATTCATTTGGGCCAACTTGGGATAGAACTTATTATGGTCAATTAGCAAACATTCCAAATCCAACAGAAGCACAAAAATTAGCCGCATCTAAAATGGCTACAAATGCAGCTAATAATGCACAAATAGTTGGTATGGGGGAAGGATTTCTTCTTAGTGTCCCATTTGGTAAACTTACTCCAGGATTAGAAAATGCAGCAAAAAGTTATGATAAAGCTATTCAAACAGTTAGAAAAGCAGCTCCTAGAACTGAAAATAGTCTTCTTAATAAAGTTGCTGAAGTTGGAAAAAATGCAAAAACAACAATCCCACAAATGTATGGAGCATCATTTGCTGGAGAATTAGGTAAAGGTGAAATAGCTGCAGCATATGGTTCTGGAGAATCACAAGCTGATATATTTGGTGGTGCTCATGAGATGGGCGTAGAAAATGCAAAAACAGCTGGAATGTTTACTGGTTTGCATATTACTCAAGCTATTGTTCCACATGCACTTGGAGTATTAATGACTGGTAATAAAAATGTTCCTGCATCTATTATTACTAATAGAGCATATGAAGTTGCATCACAATTACCAGCACAAAATCTTAAAGAAATTTTTGCTAAAGCAGAGCAAGATGGAATTATGAAACCTGGAGAAGGGGAGCAAATTCTTAATAATATAGAACAATATAGAAAAGCAAAATCTTTAGTTCCTAAAAATGTAACTAATCCAGAGGCGGCAATTTCAATGGCAGGGTTTATTCAGAAAATTGAAGGTTTAAAAGAAAAATTAAAAACTGCGCCAACAGAACAAATAAGAAAAGATCAAGAAGCAGAAATAGCAGAATATGAGAAAAAAATTAATGGTATATATTATGGAGATGACCCCCTTTTACATGAAACAGATAAGTTAAATAATCCACTTGTTCAAACAGCAGGATTATCTGGACAGGATTTCAGAAATATGTTAAAAGGTGTTACTAATTTAGGTTCTAAAGCTTATGGTAAAGTTAAAGAATTTATAACTGGTAAAAGTGGAGAAGAAGCACCTCAATCAAAAGAACAAGTTGTTGATAGGCTTTTAAAAGAATTTGACCCAAATTTTACTGACCCAAATTATGAACATCCAGAAAACGATAAAATTTTTATACAAAATATTAAAGATTATCCTATTGAAATAATGGATAGGATGATTGAAAGTTCTAAAAATAATAATAATATTGATAATGTTAAAAAATTTGAAAAATTAAAAGAAGATTTTCTTAATGCAGTTAAAGCTGAAGATCAAGCTCAAATACAAGGTGAAGGTCAACAAGGATTTAATCCAGCTCAACAAGATATTCAAAGACCTGAAACAAAAGAACAATCTATCAACAACTTGATAAAGATGTTTGTTCCAGATGATCCAAATTATGAAATGAATGATTGGGATAAAGATGTTATAAATAGAATAAAAAATAATCCTGTTAAATTTATAGACGAATTAATAGATTACAATAAAAGAGAGATTGAAGCAAATCCAAAAGGGCAAAATACTGATATTAATATTGAAAATATAAAAAGATTTGAAGATATAAAGCAAAACTACCTTAATACAGAAAAGGCTGAAGGTAAAGGTCAACAAGCAGCTCCAATTGCTGAAATTCCTGTTGTTGAAGAAGTGAATCAACCAATGGCTGAAACAGAAGTTGAAACGCCAGTATTAGAAACTGAAAACAAAGGTAAAATTAATGAAGAAGATATAAATCAAGGAGAAGTTGTAGAAGGTGCTCCTAAAAGAGTATCTGGGGTATCTCATGATGCTTTAGAAAATATTGCAGAAAGATTAGGATTGCCAAAGATAGAAAGAGGAACTGTATTAAAGCCAGAGGAATATGCTGCAAGAGGTAGAAAACTTGTAGATGGCGGGATAGATCCAGAATCTGTAAGAGGAAATGTAAACAACCCTACTCCTGATGAAATTTCGATAGCAAGAGCTCATTTAATTGATTTAGATAATAATCTTGATGCAGTAGGAAAAGAATTTGGAATTGATAGTCAGGAATATAAAGATGCTAAAGCTAAAGTAGATGATTGGGCTAGAAATGTAGTTAAAATACAAAATACAACATTTGCTGAAAGAGGTACTGCTATGCAAGGTGTTACAGATTTAGATACTGGTTCATTTTCATCTGTTTCAAGAAAGTTAGAAGATAATTTAGGGAGGCCTTTGACTCCAAAAGAACAAGAAGCTGTACAAAAAAAGGCTGAACAAAATAGAGCTTCAGAACAAGCTCAAAAAAATGCTGAATCTAATTTAATATCAGAAACTGATAAAGAATTAGGTGAGGGATCAACGCCAACTGAAGGCCCTAAATTATATAAAGAAAAAGCTAAAGTTGTTGCTGATAAATTTAGAAAGTTAAAAACAAAAGAATTTACTTTTAAAGATGAAAATGGCAATGATATACCTATTCATAAAATGGGGGCAAGCTGGAATGAAATGATTGAAATAGGTGCAAAAGCAATCGAAGCAACTGGAGAGATTGCAGATGGAGTGAAAGCAATTGTGGATCAAGTAAAAGATAAGGATTGGTATAAAAATTTATCTAAAAGAGATAAAGCTAATTTTGAAGATCAATTAGCTAGTCAGTTACAAGAACCTATTGTGGAAACACCTGAATCAAAAAACATTGCACGACTTGAAAAACAATTAGATGATTTACAAAATGGTAAATATAAAGAAAAAGCTACTCCAAGAGAATTATCAGATAGAGAAAAAGAATTAAAAGCTCAAATAAAAGCAGAAAAAGAAAAACTTGGCTTAATTAGCAATAAAAGTAAAACACCATTAACTGAAGAAGAAGAGTTAAGTAATCTTCAAGCACAATTTGTAGATAAAAAAGGTAATAAATTTACTCCTGATGAAGCTAAATCTATTTGGAAATATATTAAGAAAAATTATATAGATAAAGGTGTTGAGTATAATGAATCATTAAGAAGAGCATCGGAAGATTTAGGAATGAATTACGAGCAAGTAGCTAATGCAGTTGTTACTCCTAAAACAAAAAAAATGTCTAATGAATATTATGCAAAAAGAGGAATTGCAAATAAAAATAGACAAGCTACTAAACAATGGGTTGAAGAAAAAAATCAATCTAACAGTGTTAAAATTTTTAGAAAAATATGGAATTTCCCTAAAGCATTAATGACTTTTGGGCATGGTCACGTATTTATTGGAACTCATGGTGCTACAAATTTAGCAGATCCTAAATATGTTTTAAAAACTGTAAAGGGAATGGTTAATGCATATAAATATGCATATGGTAATAAAGGTAATTATGAAAGAGATATGGAGGCTTTAAAAAACCATCCACTTTATCGTGTAGCTAGAGAGGCGGGGTTAGCAAATGATCCAGATGTATTTCATTTTGATGATGCAGATAATTACAAGAGTTTTGTAAAAAAAGTTGGTCAAACTGGAGAAAGAGGGTTTAATGCTATTAAAGTTTTAAGACAGCAAATATTTAATAATGAATATGAAGGGTTAACTGAGTCAGAAAAACAAAATCCTGAAGTAGTAAAAAGAATAGCTGGATTAGTTAATAACTGGACAGGGGCTACAAATGTAAATTTACCAAACGTAGTAAAGGATCTTGGATTTTCTTCTAATATGGAAGCTTCTAGATGGGAAAGACTTGGTTCTGGGCCAAAAGCACTTGGTTATGCATTAAAAGGATTGACGGGGAATGGAACTCCTGACCAGAAGGCATTTGCAAAAGTATGGTTTAAAAGAGCTGGTAGGCAAGTAGCTACTTATGGAAGTTTATTAGCAGCTAATGCTGTTGTTCAACATTATAAAAATCCAGATAGAGAAGTTAATTTTACAGATCCAACAAAATCAGATTTTTTATTGCCTAAATTTGGCAAGCATGATATAACACTTGATTTAAGTGGTGGTATGTTATCAGCACTTGGTTTGATGTCTAGATTAACTAAATATGCTACCATAGATGAGAAAAAATTACCTAGAGGTAAAACAAGAGGAGAAGCTCAATGGGAATCAGTTGGTGGTTATTTAAGAGGTAAATTAAACCCTGCAGCAGCTATTGCCGTAGAAGCTGCTACTGGTAAAGATTTTAGTGGAAATGCCGTTCCTTGGTCAAATGATAAACTTAAAGGGGAACAAAGAAAATTAGGATGGGGAGAATATATGGCAGGCCATACACTTATGCTACCATTAGCAGAAGGTTTCCATGTTATGCAAAAATCAGCTAAAGACAATGGCTTATCTCCATTTGATTTTGAAAATTTAATGAAGGGATTAGAAGTTGCTGCTATTTCTGGTGCTACGGGTATTAAAACAAAAGAAGTAAAAGATGATGTGGAAGAACCAGCAGAATTAGAAAAAGTATTAAATTATAGACAAAAAGGACGCCCAATTACGCCAGAAGAACGTAAAATTTATGAATCTAGATCTGAACAAATTTATAATATTTTACTTAAACAAAATGAGGAGGAAGGTGTGCCTATGACTAGTGATGATAATAAATATATAATTAAAGCTACTAAAAAAGGATTAACTGATAAAAATGGTAATATTTTGCCAGTTCTTACTAAAGAAGAAAAATATAAAGAATTAAATAGATTGAAAGAAGAAGCAGCAAACTATGCTAGAAAAGAATTATTTGGTATAGAAAAACCAACTGTACGTAAAATAGTTTCTCAAACTAAATTAGAGCAAGAAAGATTAAGAAGAAGAAGGTTGTTAAAGCTTAATATACCTAAATTAGAAGAGGAATATGAAGACCCTGATTTTTTAAATAATGAAGAAGAAGAAAATCCATAAAATCCATAAAAATGCCATATAAAAGCGCAGCCCAAGAGGCTTACTTTAATATCCACAAAAAAGAGCTCGAAAAGAAGGGTGTAAACGTAGATGAATGGAATAAAGCTAGTAGGGGGATGGCTTTGCCTGCCAAAGTCAGCAAAGTCAAGTCTATGAAGAAAAATAAAATGGGTTAATATAGCTATTTTTTTCTTATATTTGGGTAAAATTTACCAAAATGCCTCTTACTCCAAATTTTACGGCTAGTCAGGTTAGTGGCAGCCCTTCTATTATAACATTAACAGACACATCAACTGGGTCTGATGTTACTATTACCAAGCGTAGAATTTTTCTATTGCAAGCCAATGGTACTCTTTTAGTACCTAATGGTACTACTACTACATATATTGATTGGCCTTTAGCCGCTACTAGTATTAGTTTAAATGTATTAACTCAAGATAGTGCATTAAGTGTTACTGTGCAATGGTTAACTTCTGCAAATACAGTAGTTACATCATTAACTCAATCATTTGCATTTACTGCATACAATGAAACATTTTATTATGGTTTATCACAAAGTCTAGTTGGCAATTCTAATCTTGCGGCAAGTACAGATTGGTTTGGATGGATGATGGATTTAAGAGTTCAATTAGATAGTGCAACGCAAGCGATTGCATTTGCTTCAGACATATATACAGCACAAGCTGCATTGAACAGAGCAACATTTATATCTACTAACTCAGCTTATTTCTTCTAAAATGACACCTCAAGAAACAGTATCTTTAGCAAAGATTTCACAATACCTTTGGAATGAAAAAATTCCAAAAGAACAATATTTTTTTAATGGTACAATTGACCCTAGAAAAGCTAGACAATTGTATATGATTAGAACTGCATTACAATATGGTATTGCTCAAAATTTATTAGGGCAAGCTGGTATGTCAAATTACCTTTATGCTTTATGTGGTGCTGAATTACAAAGAGCAAAACAAATATTAGGTACAGGGCAAGGTGGAGGTTCAGTTATTCCTGGTGGTGGCGGTAATTTTAGTGTATATGAATATACAACTAATGCCACAACGGGATCTGCAACAGTTTACTTCCCATTAGCTGTTGGTAAAAGATTAGTTAATGCTTTCAGACAAGGTAATAACATTGGAACAATATTGACAGCAGGAACCCCAACAGGTAATCAAGTAACATGGGATTCAGCATCAGGTTCTTTAACGGTTGCAAGTACTGTTGCATTTTATGATCAAGAGTTTGTAAGGGTAGTAGTTCAACAATAAAAATATTAACTAGTGGCGATACAGAATTTAATCAGCGGTGATTTAAAATTAAGAAATGAGAATGGTATTCTTGTTGCCGTAAATGGTATTGTAAACGCTGATACTAGTGGAACTATAGGAACATCTGGTTCTTCAGGTACTAGCGGCACTTCTGGAACTAGAGGCACTTCTGGTACATCGGGTTCAACGGGTACAAGTGGGTCTAGTGGAACAACGGGAACATCTGGTAGCTCTGGTAGTTCTGGTAGCTCTAGCACTTCTGGTACATCGGGAACTACAGGTACTAGCGGTACAAGTGGATCATCTGGTTCTTCAGCAACAGCTGGAACATCGGGAACATCGGGAAGCTCTGGTAGTTCAAGTACTTCAGGAACTAGTGGTACTTCAGCAACCTCTGGTACATCTGCTACAGATGGTACAGGTGGAACTTCGGGAACAAGCGGTACATCGGCAACTTCTGGTACTAGTGGTACTTCAGGAAGCTCTGGTACCGATGGTACTTCAGCAACTAGTGGTACTGATGGTACAGGTGGTACAAGCGGTACTTCTGGTACTTCAGCAACAAGCGGTACAAGCGGTACGACTGGCACTTCTGGTTCTTCAGGGACTAGTGGGAGCAGTGGTACAAGCGGTACTACAGGAACTAGTGGTACAAGTGCGACAGATGGGACAGGTGGAACTTCTGGTACTAGTGGTACAGATGGCACTTCTGGTACTAGTGGTACAGATGGAACTTCGGGTACAACAGGTACATCGGGCACCTCTGCGACAAGCGGTAGTTCAGGTACTAGTGGAACAGATGGTACAGGCGGAACAAGCGGTACGGGTGGTACAAGCGGATCTTCAGGGACTGATGGCACAAGTGGAACTTCTGGAACTTCTGGAACTTCTGGAACTTCTGGAACAACAGGTACTTCAGGTACTTCAGGTAGCAGTAGCACATCGGGTACATCGGGTACATCAGGAGTAAATGGCGTATCAAATAACTTATTCTTATATCAAGCACACACAACATCTCAATCAGGTTATCCTGGTAATGGCCATATTCTTTGGGATAATGCTACACAAATTAATTCTACATCAATAAACATTAGCCATTTGACTGATAATGGTATTGATGTTGATATTTTCTTGGCATTACTTCAAGATTTACAACAAATAACTATTCAGGATCAAAATAATTCTGCTAATCGTCAGATTTGGGATATTAATGGAACGCCAACTTTGGTACCAGGAACAAATAATTATTGGATAGTACCTGTTACATTAATATCATCGGCTGGTACAGGTACAACAAATTTTGCTAATAATCATCCTTTATTTTTAGCTATTGTTTCTCAATCAGGTACTAGTGGTACTAGTGGCCTTAATGGTACGTCTGGTACGTCTGGTACGTCTGGTACGTCTGCAACAAGTGGTACAACGGGTACTTCAGGTACTTCAGCTACATCTGGTACAAGCGGTACAAGCGGATTTTCTGGTACAAGCGGAACTTCTGGTACAAGCGGTACAGATGGGACAGGAGGAACATCAGGAACATCTGCTACATCAGGAACCACAGGTACATCTGGAACTACAGGTACAAGTGGAAGCTCTGGGACAAGTGGTGGAACTGGTAGTGCAGGCACTTCTGGTTCTTCAGGAACTAGTGGAAGCAGTGGGACAAATGGTTCTTCAGGAACTACAGGAACTTCTGGTTCTAGTGGAACTTCTGGTTCTTCAGGGACTAGTGGAACCACAGGAACAAGTGGTACTTCTGGTACTAGCGGTACATCAGGTACTAGTGGTGGAACTGGTTCTTCAGGAGCATCAGGTACGTCAGGTACTTCAGGTACTTCAGGAGCAGCTGGGGGATCTGGTTCATCTGGAACTTCTGGTGTAAATGGTACAAGTGGAACAAGTGGTGTATCTCCATCTGTATCAGGGTATTTACCACTAAGTGGTGGTACAATGACAGGAGATATAACTTATGTCAATTTAAGAAGTAGTGTAGATTCTTCATATGGTTTTATTGGAAGAAATGTTTATGCTGATACTATAAATGGTATTGGAGCAGATCCACTAGAATTAAATTATTATAGTGGAGGTTCTGTAATTATAGGTACTGGTACAGGAAGTAAAGCATTATATGCTGGTTCATTATTTTCTGCTAATAGTGCTGTATTAACTGTTGCTAACTATACATCATATGCAGTTCAAACAACAAGTCAATCAAACTGGAACTCTTATAGTGTAATAAACAATGTTGTAGGAATGTTAGCATGGAAAAACTATGGTAATAGTCACGTTATATTTGATGCTTCTCAAGGTACTTCTCCAAGTGGTGGTGGTGTAAGTCAAACTAATGCAACATATGCATGGAGTGCTTCTTATCCTACATTAATGGGATGGAATGGTAGTGCTACATATGGGGTAAGAGTTGATTCTGCTAGGGTTGCCGATAGTGCTGGTTCTGCATCTACTGCAACTTATGCTACTAATAGTACTCGTTTATATGCATCAGATAACCCTTATTGTTATGGATGTGCTGCACCATATTATATGTATATGACATATGATGGAACAAGATGGTTATTGCAAGTTTCTCCAGCTACACCATCTGCTGTAAGAGTTTCTTATGCTGATAGTGCAGGAGGGTTAGTAGCTGATGCTACTGGTACTAATATCTATAACAATGGATGGTTTAGAAATAATAATTCTAATCAAGGATTGTATAATCAGGTTACAACAATGCATTGGTCATCTAATAGTAATGGTAATTGGGATGCATCTTCTACTACTAGTACTACTGCTATTAGATTTTATACAGGAGGTCATGTATTATCACTTAGAGGTTATGTTTATGCAGACAGTAGCAATAACATTGGTTTTTTAGATAATGGTGGAAACTGGTCTTTTAGAACTAATGGTAATAATGTTTATGCATATGCTTATAGGGGTAGTGGAAACGTAGCTGGAACAGGAGAAGCTACATATCATCCAGCTGGTATATATAGTACAGGAAATAACTGGTTATATGGTACTATATATATGAATTACAATTCTATTAATGATGTTAGTAATTTGTATAGTGGAGCATATTATGCAACAAACTGGTTTAGAGCACAAGGAGATTGTGGATTATACACACAAGATTATGGTGGGCATTTTAGAAGAAGTGCTTCATCAAATTATGGTACTTGGGAAGTTTTTGGTTATGCTAAAGGTAATTATAATGGTATAAATATTATAGATAATTCAGGCTACTGGAATAATCATATGTTTAATAGCGGTAATGGTGGAGTGTATCAGGAAAATGGACATGGTTGGTTATGGTATTATCATCTTGGTAATAACTGTTTTGGTGTTACAACTTCAACTACATCAAGTTCATATAGAATGTATGTAGCTGGAGCAATATATGCAGAAAGTGATATTTGTGCTTATTCAGATGTGCGTAAGAAAGAAAACATTGTAACAGTAGAAAATGCTCTTGAAAAGGTTTTGAAACTTCGTGGTGTTAACTACAACAGGATTGATGATGAAACTAAGACACGTAAGATTGGGGTAATTGCACAAGAAACAGAACCAATACTTCCAGAGGTAGTAACATATGCAGCAGATGTAGATGAATATAGTGTAATGTATGGAAACATGTCTGGATTGTTTATTGAGGCTTTTAAAGAGCAGCAAACTGAAATAAAGCAACTTAAACAATTAGTTAACCAATTATTAAGTAAGTAATATGTCAACTCCTAGTAGCGGTACCATATGTTGGAGCCAGATACAATCAGTATCAGGGGGAAGCTATTGCATGTCTAATTTTAATGCTGTGAGTGGAAGGGGGTATTGCGCAAGTAACTATTATAGTTATAGTCCACCTGCTACTTGTCTTGCTTATCAATGTTATGATTATGGATGGGTTGAATATATTGATTGTTATGGATATTACCAATACTATTATGTAAACCCTTATGATAATTTTTGTGTAAATAATTTCTTAGGAGGCCCTGCTTATTGGACAGGTAGTTATTGTGAATTTTAAATAAAAAAAATGATAAATTATTACAAATTTAAAGTTAGTTATTATAAAATAAATATGGACAATAAATATTTTGTTCAGATAAATGATGCAGTAGATGCAACATCTTTTGGTGTAATAACTAATGAAAGTGCTTTTAATAGTATAAATAATGCTATTGAAAAAAACATGGGTGATCAATGGGAGGTAATTTCGGAGGAAGATTTTACTATTGTAAAAGAAAAAGTATTAAGTAAATTAAACAAATAAAAAATGAAACAAATTCAACCAGTAATGGTATGGTCTAATGGCCAAGAGTTGGAAGCAAATGTCTTAAATGCTTATGTTGTAAGTGATAACTTATTAAATGAAGCTGTTTTTTATTATGGCATAGGTACTATATATTATAGTATAAACCCATTATCAACACCATTGTCATTTGGCAGACTTACAATGACAGGACAGGATTATTTAGATTGGCAAACTAATCAATATGCTTGGGATTGGGTAGCAGCACAGTTAAATTTGACAATTGTGGGAGATATTACCACAACTACAACAAGTACAACAACAACTGAAGCTCCAGCTACTACTACTACTACTACTACATTGGTTCCATAATTATTTGTTTAATAGTATTAATTAAATTAATTTTGTTAAAAATATAATATATGAAGTTAACATTAGGAGAAATTGCTACAATGTTTGATGAATTAAATGGTAGAATTATTGATCAACAAACAGGTGAAAGAAGTAAAACAGGTTTGCTTTCACAAAAGTTATCTATTAAAATTAAGTACATTTTGAACAATCAGGTAAATAAACAGCTTGTTGATGAAAAAAAGTCTTTTGATGAAAGTTGTTTAGAAGTATTTAAGGAAATGATAGCAGAAGGCAAAGGGGAAGAAAAAGACGGGCGGTTTTTAGTGCCAGAAGAACATACTCCAGAATTAAAAAGCAGATTAGCTGTACTAGAAAAAATTGAAAAAGATATTGAAGTCCCTGAATTGAATGTTGAAGAATTATTTGACATAGAAACAGAGGACTACTATCCTGTTTTATTAGAAAAGTTTCTTAAAAAGGAAACGCCAACTGAACTTACAGTTGTAAAGTAATAAAAAAGCAGGCTAAAAACCTGCTTCTTTTATTTTATCTATTACCATGTTAGATGGGATTGACCTTTGACATTCAAATTCTTTGTTTCGTGGACACCATAGCCAATGTGGATCTAGCTTAATATTTGGATCATTCCAACATCCATTGCATACATCAGGCTTAGTTACTCGGTAACAATCAAATTCATGGTCTGCTTCGGTAAAATTGGAAATCATAACTACTTTTTGATTGAGAGCCCACGCTAACCAAGATAGCCCACTAGATAAACCTATAAATAGTTTAGCTCCTCTAATTACATCCATTGTACTTCTTATGGAAGTATCTTTTATTTTGGTGCAATTTTCAAATGGATTATCCTCTTTTGATACATTGTAAACATCATATCCTAATTTATGAAAGTAGTTTATAACTTCTTGCCATCCTTCTCTAGTCCAAAACTTACATTCCATTGTAGAATTTGTGGCAATTGTAATATATTTTTCACTAGGTATGCCAAATTCATTAGAATGATTTATTCTAGGTCTTAATGGCTTATAATCTAAACCAAGTATATTAGCAGCAGCCTGTTGAAGCGGTATGGTATTGCATAATACAGGCTCTTTATTCTCATCCCACTTCCATCCAATCCTATATAAAGCATAACAATTAACCGTAGTTCCAGGCTCAACTAACTCTAATTCTGGATAGTCCAGTATTTTATTCCAAAAACTGGACATTACCACATGGCAATTATGCTTCTTTTGGAATTCTAAGCCATATGCAGCCCATGCAATTGTATCACCTAGGGATTTACTATCCAATACTATAAAAACCCTCTTATTGGTCAGATTTAGGGTGTTTTTGTAGATCAAATAACCATCCTGCCAAACCTTTGTTGTCCATTTGGTATAATATTGCCTGTTTAACTTAACCCAAGAGTTTGCTTTTATTGTGTTTTCATAAGCAATACTACCTTTCTCATCTAAAAATTGAACCTTAAAGTTGCTATCTGAAATTCCCTTGATTTCCAAAAATGGATTGTCCACAAAATGCTGTGTAATTTTTACCTTTTGTTTTTGAATAGGTAATTCTAATAATTTCATATAAGCTTCTTCATGTCTAAGTCCAAATATTAATGTGGTGTTGTCAGTAGGTACATTGTAATTACATTCTATGGTATTTAAATCAGTATCTATTGGCTGTATGTATTTGGTAAACATATCACCATATTGAGGTAAGTTTCTAGATATGATAGGTAAACCATAGCTTATGGCCTCACGCAAAACTAAGGGATTACATTCCCAAGTGCTATTAAACATGAAAATATCAGCCATCTCCATAAAAGTATCAACGTCTTTTCTTTCTCCCCATATCCTTACATTATCTGGTATATCTTTCATAAGTGGTTCCCAATAATCTTTAAAGTTCCCAGCTTGGTTACCAACAAAATGAAATGTCATATTAGGGTATTTGCGAGCAATCTCAAGTCCCTCAGCTTGATTTTTACCTTTAGTCCATAAGCCTACATTAAGAACATGTTTACCATCTTTCACTGCATTTACTTCTTGTTTATCTATTGGATATTGTATTGTAACAAACTTAGATTCCATATTAGAAAATGTTTGCTCATGGTATGGGGTACAAAAAGCATATAAATCAGGATGAAATAATTTTTCTTCATCAGGATTAAAAGCAACGTCATGTATTGTTTCTACTATTCTATATTTTCTATTAGAATCATAAAGTTTAGCTATCATCTGTCTATCCAATCTTTCTGATGGTTCATCTATATGAATAATATCTGGTTTCCATTTTTTAATTACATCAAATAGCTCCATTTTATTTTCATACAAAGTAGTAAAGTTTTCTTCTAGTAAACTTTTTATAGCATCACGTTGCACCACAAAATCTAAACTATGACATTGATATTCAACTACATAGTATTCATTTTCGGTATAATCTTTAAGACTTTGAATTCTTTTAAGTAAAAACTGAGGCATCCCCCCTGTACTAAGATGCGGAGCTAGAAATAGTATTTTCATCTATAAATTTATTTATTTTTTCAATATTTTTTTCGCCATGATAGAATAAATGATTTTGTTCTAAAGGTACCTTTTGCCATTGTTTAAGTATGTATTCATGGTTTTTATACTCTAATTTTTCATGCAACCCGTTTATGTAACAGTATGGCAATCCTTTATGCTGGTTGTATTTCCATAATAATACATTAGCTATTGTTTCTTCATGAAAAGGTGCATACCAACCATTGTTTCTGATAATTGACGGATGTTGGCACATCCAAGCCCATTCGTTTAACCAATCAATACAGTTCTGTCCTGCTACAAAATAACCAGTCTGTCTATATCTTTCACGAACATATTGATTAATTGAAAATAATTCACAAGCGGGAGCTTCTAATGTAGTGCTCATATCTTCTCTTGTTTCAGCTCCTCCTCTACCATTCACATGTAAGTAATCGTATATACCTTCTGCAAAATAAGGATGGCTAGAATCTTTATCAAAATAATCAAATATTTTATTTATTTTATCAGTGGCTATGCTGTCTGTGTCAATGTAGGCAACTGTTTCAGCATAATATTCTAACGCATGTGCTAATATTTTAGGGCGTTCTATAAGTAGTTTATATATCTGTTTATCCTCTCTGTCAATATACTCTTTTCTTTTCTTTAAATGTATTACATCACATTGCCATTCAATGGTTTGTGTGTTTTTTACATTTATTTTAGCTTTAGAATTAAGTAAATAAACGAAAATAGGAATATTACTATAATTTCTAATGGAATTACAACAAGCATCCACAAGATCCAAATAAGACTCATCAGCATAAAGTACAAAGGCTTTTTCATGTTTTTGTTTTTTATTTGTATAATAACCATAGAAATTATTGCCATAAAGCAGTTCTAAATCTGGGTATCTTTCGGCCATTATATCAGGCGTAAGGTCAGGCTGTAAGTGGGTTTCATATTTGTTACCTTCATATTCGTCTTGCTCCATTTGGTATGGCACTGCAACAAGAAACTTCTTTTTAGACATTTCCAAAAAAGTTATAAGCCATTGTCCTTCCATTTCAGATAAATGTTCTAAGACATCACCTAAAATAAAAAAATCATATTTTTTGTAAAAAGCAGCAGGCATGCCGAGTATGTTTTTATTATAAACTACACCATACTTTTTATTTAATTCGTATTTATCTATGTATGGTTTCCATATTTCTACTGCATCCATTTTGTAACCATAACCACGTAATAAATCACTATAAGTACCACATCCAGCTCCAACATCTAATATTTTAGCATCTAATGGCACATGATTCAAAAACCAATTCCTTACAGAATCTTTGTATAACGGGTAACTTGTCGGCATAAATTATTTATTTTTAATATCTTTCAAAAAGGAATTTACCAACAAATGGATGAATTTTAAACATTCCATAATTCACAGCAATTCCTTGATTACATGAAATTACTAATTTGTGAAAACCTTTTAATTTCTCTCTAAATTCTTCTATATTATCATTCCCTTTATAATCTTTACATGTATTACAACAAGGCATAAGATTATCATATTCCATTGATTCGGGCATCATTTTATCAACTTTCATATTATTTATTGTAATTCTTTGTCCACAATAAGCACAAAGACCATCATATTTTTCGTATATTTTTTCTATATCCATTTTATGAGTTTGGTTGTAATATTCTTCTGATGTCATTTCGGAATCCCAATTAGTATATCCTTCATTATAAGCATTTCTTATCTGCTCCTTTTCTTTTTCAAGTAGGTATTCTGCTAATGTTAAAACAACAGAATAAGCTATATTATGCCCATATTGATAAACAGTTAATTCACCATTTTCTTTACTTGATGGTATAATTTTACTTTCAATTTCATCCTTTAAAAATTGCATTGCTGTTTTCATAGGTTATTTGTTTTCAGCTTTTGTAAGCCATTCATTAAACCTTTCATAAATGTTGTGTATGTCATCTATTTCTTCATCTTTCCAATAAAATTTACCATTGCTTATTTTCATAACTGGTTTAACTTCATTATCTAATTTAAAATAAATGCTATTTGCAGGAACTAAGTCTATTGCTTCTTTTTCTTGTAAAGCGTATAAATTAGCTGCCTTAATAATATCTGGGCTAGTTAATGCTAATTTGCAAGCACCTCTAAATTCTCCAAAATTTTGTACGCTTTTTTCATTTGCATACTTATTTATAAGTTCCCAACATTCATTACTTAATTCTTTCATAGGTTATTTGTTTAAGTTTTCAGATGTGCCACAAGTACCACTAAATCCAATAGACTTATGTGTTACGTTTTCAAAAACTAAATCTAAATGTTGTTTAATCATTTGTACCTGTGTTTCATCAAGTGATTGTAAATTAGATTTCTTTGATAATTCAAAAAAACCTTGCAGCCAATAAGCAAATTCAAGTGAGTTCATGGTTTATATGTTTGATTTACCACAAAGCTATATAATTAATTTAATTAAATTAAATAAATATTAATAAAATTATTACCTTTGGCGTATGAAAATAGAAGTCAGCATAGGTGAAGTGGTAGATAAATATACCATCTTAACCATAAAAAAGCTATTCATTCATGACAGTGAAAAGCTTGCAAACATTGAGAAAGAGTGGAAGTTAATCAAATCTTCATTGGTCAAAAAGTACCCAGAAACCTTAACAGATCCATTTACCCAAGAGCTTTATGATATTAACAAAAAATTATGGAAAGTAGAAGATGATATAAGGGATTGTGAACATAAAAGCTATTTTGGTGAGAAGTTTGTGGAATTGGCCAGAGAAGTTTACCAATTAAATGATGTCAGAGCCATAATTAAAAAGCAAATAAACCAAAAGTATGGTTCGGAACTCATAGAAGAAAAATCGTATAAACAACACTAATTTATGAAAAACCTCAGATTTATCTGTGCACAGCCAACATCTCTATTTTATGCTTGGCAAGTAGAAGTATTAGTAAACAACTTTATGGATATGGGTATCAACCCTAATAATATTGATATTGTAAGTTGGAAAGTCAATGGTGTAATACCTGTGGAGTGGGTAAAGCTTACTCAAAAATACCCCGTTAACTTCCATTTTTATAACGATACTAGAGAAACAAAACATTACATTTCCTCAATCCGTCCAAACATATTAAAACAGCATTTTGAGGCACACCCTGAATTACAAAATGAAGCCATATTCTACCATGATTGTGATATAGTATTCACTAAACCAATTGATTGGAAACAATTTTTAGAGGATGATAAATGGTATGGTTCTGATACAAGATGGTATATTGCCCATAGTTATATTTTAAGTAAAGGCCAGGACATAATGGATAAAATGTGTGAAATAGTAGGCATAGAAGAGTCAATCATTAGGGATAATGAGCTTAACTCAATCGGGGCCCAGTATTTAATGAAAGGCATTAATGCAGAATTTTGGGCTAATGTAGAAAGAGATTGCGAAATTTTATATAAAGACATAAGTGCTTTAAGTAATATTAAAAAGTCCCAAGATCCTAGTTATCATGAATTACAGATATGGTGTGCGGATATGTGGGCAGTCCTTTGGAATGGGTGGAAATTAGGCAAAGAAACGGTTTGCCATCCTGATTTAGAGTTTGCATGGGGGACTAGTTCGGAAAGCGATTTTGATAGGTTAAATATATTGCACAATGCAGGTGTTGTTTCTGCCGATGATGGATTATTTTACAAAGCAAATTTCATGAATCAATTGCCATATAATCGTAATTTGAATATAAAGGAGGGGACAGCTTCCAAAAAATATTATGAAATTATTCAGAAAATAGAGAAAAAATCAGTTTTAATATGATAATTACAAAAGCCACTTATGGAGGGGTAGATTGTACTAATATATTACAAAGCAAGATAGTAGCTGATAAGCTAGTAATTAGGGCAAATAATGATATAATTGGTGATCCTGCTGTGGGGCAAGTAAAATATTTGGAAATTGAATTTGAGGATGGTTTTCAGGCACAAATCAGAGAAGGCAATACATTTGTTTATCCTGAATCAAAGAATAGAAAATTGGGCATATTTTACTCAAATAACAACAATCATAATATTTGGCCTGCAATATATAAATCATTAGATACGATAAAAGAAGCAAGTGATGGGGTAGCTGATATTGTGGTGTGTACTTGGGAGTTTATGCCAGGTGTACCTTTCCATCAATTTAATAGTTGGTACACTAGCCAATCTCACTTAAATCAACTGTTGCAAATAATGCAATGCCTTTACATTGCTAAAACAATGGGACAATACGAATATGTTTCTTTCCTTGAACATGATGTAATGTACCCGAAGGGCTACTTTGATTTCCCTGATTTCCCTTCGGGTAAAGTGCTAACCAATATGAACTATGGCGGTGTTTGTAAAGATGGTTGGCAAAAAAGAAAGCAAAATGATGAGCCATTTCATCAAATGACTATGAGATTAGAAGATGCAATTGAGCATTGTTTATCAATATTGCCAAATGCTTTAGTTACAAATAGTGGAATGATAGAAACCCAAAAATTGAAAAGAATTCAATGGGAATGTGCAAATGAACCAGTTCATATTAACCATGGGGTACATTTTACAAGCCACAATTCTATTTACGACAAAAATAATTTAACAGAAAACCACCCATATTGGGGGAATATTAATAATTATAAAAATTTATTTATATGAACAAAGTAAAGGAAATCTTGTTATCCTACATGGCAGCCATGAATCCAACAGAGGAGCAAAAGGAATTAGCTGAAAAAAGGCTTAATACCTGCGTGGAATGTGAACATTGGGTACAAAACCCAGCAAGATGCGGTCTATGTGGTTGTCTTACAAAGGGTAAGGTTTTTACCCCTAGAGGTGCGGATGCTTGCCCTGCTCATAAATGGTCTGAGTAAAAATATTTTCAATTTAACATAATATAACTAAATTAATCTTATATTTGGTAAAAAATTGACATGACCAATACTCAAGGGGATGTATCTGCAACAATTAGTATTTTAGGTGCGGTTGTTACAATAAGTAGCATACAGCCAATTATAAGTCTTTTTGCAGGCTTGGTGGCAATAGTTTCAGGTATTTTTGCAATAAGATATTACTATTGGAAAACTAAACACTTGAACAATGACAAGCATTAAGAATATACTTATAGTCTTATTACTTTTAGTAATAGGATTTTTTATTTTTAGTGATCCTAAGTATATTGGGCCAGGCAGTTCTACCACTATAGTTACCAAAAGAGATACACTTTACAAGATAGATACATTGTTGAAATACAAGAAAGGGAATGATATCCCTTTTGTCGTTTTAGATACTTTATATCAAATTGATCAAGTGCATGTTCATGATACCACTTACATAGTAAACGATTACAATAAAGTTAAAGTATATTCAGATACTTTGCGTATAAATACGGATAATAGCGTATATATTCAAGATACAATTAGTCAAAATAAAATCATTGGTAGGTTCTACAAAGCTAACTTAACTGAAAAAACTATAGTTGTTACTAATGATATATACCATAAGCCTAAGAATGAACTTTTTGTGGGATTAATTGGTGATTTAAGACGTTTTGATAATAAAATAGGTGTTGGAGTTGGATTAAATTATAAGAAACAAAAAGAGGCTTATACTTTGAATTTTACTACCAATCAAATTAGTTTCGGATTGTATAAAAAATTATTTTAAATGGCAACAAGCAAAAAAACAAGCATAACTCCATCTTTATTACCAATGGATTTTAAAACATTCGCTAAAAATCCTGTAGTAGCTACTTTATTTATTGTATTAGGTGCTATTGGGTATTTGTATATTGATGTTAAGAGTACATTTAAGGAACAAGCTGTGTCGCAAGGATTTAGAATTGAAAAAATTGAAGGCAGATTAGATATTGTTCAAGATGCATTAAGAAGAAGTGATTCTATTAAAGCAGTTACCAGTACTCAATTAAGTACATTGAGAGAAATGGGTGCAATAAAATCAACTATAAAATAATGAAATATTTATTTGTTATATTGATTGTGGGTATGTATGGGTGTCAAAATATAACAGCTCAAAGTAAAGATAAAACTTTGGAGAAAGATGCAGATTTTGAAAAGTTGATGAAACAAGTTAAAGAAAATGATCAATTGACTTTTAAAATAAGTGCTGACGCAACTGATGAACAAAAGCAAATAGTAGAAGAAACAGTTAATAAAATAGTTGCATTGAAAGAAGAAAATAAAGACTTAAAAGAACAGTTAAATGAAACAAAAGCAAAACTTGATAATGCTAGTATTGATACTCTTATCCCATTCACTCTTAGCCCAATATCCAATAAAAAGGATTTTTAAGGGTGATTCGGTGGTAATAATGAAGGTATCTCAAGCTGACACAATTAATTTGCTTTATAAAAATTATAATGATACGATAAACGATTTAAAAAATTCAATAAAAATTAAAAAATTATTAGTAGATAGTTTAAATATTGAAATTTCGGATTTAAATATAAAAAAAGAAAATTATAAAATAAGATATGAAGAACGATTAAAAATGCCTACGAAATACCAATATCACGATGATGGTTGGGATTTTGCACAAAAATTAGTATTAGTTGGTATTATCGCTTTGCAATTTTTTACAATAAAAAGATAAAAATATGAAACAATTTTTTTGTGATGAAACAGGTCAATTAAGTATGAAGCGTATATGTGGTTTGCTTTGTACCATAGCTTTATGTACCACTATGTACCATAATAGCTTTAGTGATGAGCATACGGCTCCATCTCCAGTATTGGTAGAATCAGTAGCTTTATTAGCTTTTGGATGCCTAGGTTTAACAGCAGTAGAAAAAATATTTAAAAAAGAAAATAAAACTGAAGAATAATGATAACAGCAGATCAACTAAAGAAAATTTGTCCTAATCTTAAATTAGAAAGAGCCACTACATTGGCAGAACTTATCAATAAGGTATGCCCTAAATATGGTATTGACAACCCAGCAAGATTGCAAGCTTTTATTGCACAAATTGCACATGAAAGCGGGGAGTTTACAATTAAGCAAGAAAATATGAATTACACCACTCCTGCAAGACTTGTAGCTATATGGCCATCAAGATTTAATTTGACTGGAGAGGGTGGTAAAGCAAATGCTAACAACTATGTTCGTAATGCAGAAAAATTAGCTAACAAAGTTTATGCTAATAGAATGGGTAATGGCGATGCAGAAAGCGGTGATGGTTACAGATACAGAGGTGGTGGATATATGCAATTAACTGGTAAAGAATCTTATGAGGCTTATGCAAAACATATTGGTATGGATATAGCAGAAGCAGCTAAGTTAGTTCACGATACGGATGAATATGCATTGGATTCAGCATGTTGGGAATACGCAATTGATAAGAAATTGAACGATGATGCTGATGCGAAAGATTTTGTTACCATAACAAAAAGAATTAATGGTGGCACGATTGGTTTGACTGAAAGATTAAAATACTATAAGCAGGCACAACAGGTCATCGTTTAAAATAAACATATGGCATCCACAAATGGTAATGCAGACATTTCAAGGGAATACAGGAATAAATATCCTGATATGCCTTCAAAGAAATTAGCTCGGATTATTTACAACGAAAATAATTTAGCTTTTAAAAATTGGGAATCGGCTTTATCTTCATTAAGATATATTGAAGGTAAGTTTGGTGAAAAACACCGATCTCATGCTACCGTAAAAAATAGTGAATTTTTAAAAGAAGAAGCTAGACCCTATAACCCATATAAATTGCCAGCTTCGGACGAAACAGCGTTTGAGCCATTTGTATTTAAAGGGCACAAGAGAATTCTAATTCTTTCCGATATACACGTGCCATATCATAGCATAGATGCCATAACCGCAGCTTTACAATATGCTAAGAAAAGTAAACCTGACGCTTTACTTTTAAACGGAGATACTATAGACTGCCATCGTTTAAGCCGATTTATAAAAGACCCAAAGAAGCGTAACTTTAAACTAGAATTAGACACATTCAAGGCTTTGTTTGATGTGTTTGAGAAAGAGTTAAAGTGCAAGATATATTTTAAAATAGGCAACCACGAAGAAAGATACGAGCATTTCCTGTATGAAAAAGCAGGTGAGTTAGTAGGCATAGAGGAGTTTGAGTTTGAAAATATCATCAAGGCTAGGGCCAGAGGCATAGAAATTATTGGGGACAAGAGGCCAATGAAGCTAAACAATTTGTGGGGAATTCATGGCCACGAGTACGTAGGTGGTATTTCTGCCCCTGTTAACCCCGCTAGAGGCTTATTTTTAAAAGCCAAGGTAAGTACCTTCCAAGGCCACAACCACCAAACAAGCGAGCATACAGAGCCAACATTGACAGGTAAGATGGTTACAACGTGGTCATTGGGTTGCCTATCCGAATTGCACCCAGCGTATATGCCATTGAACAAATGGAACCATGGCTTTGCAGAGATAGATTTAGATCCAAACGGGGAAGACTTTGAGTTTCATAATAAGCGTATCTTTAAGGGTAAAATATTGTAATCCCATGAAGCCAAAGTTATATAAAACATATACATATAAGATACCAACCTTTTATGTTACTATGAAAATAATGGTAGCTGAAAAGATGTCCCACATGCTTTCGGATAAAATATTTGAATTAGATGAAAATAAAGATAACTACGCAAAAACTGCTGCCGCAATGTGTCTTACATATAAGGACGATATATACCTTTGTTTACCAAACGAAGGCAAATTTGCCACTGAATTTATGTTTCATGAGATAATACACGCTAAAAACTTTGTTTATTCAAAAAGAGGAGTAAAGCTTGATGTAGATAATGATGAGAATGAGGCATACCTTGTCCAGTATATTTATAGCAAATGTGAGGACGCCAAAAAGAAATTCGCTAAATTTATATTAAATTCTCAAAAGCCTACTGATGAAAGCGTACCGAGTATATTTTAAAAAAAACGGCATAAACCTAACTAAAATGGTCTATGCCGAATCTTTATTAGAAGTGCTTAATCAGTTCAAGGGGATTGATGTTTTAATGGTTAAGGAAATAGATGTGTTGCCAGACGGGGACATTGATATTATATCGTTGAATTAACAATATCAATCATTTTATTAAGGCTATCTATCTGTGCTTGCTCATAGGTTAGCGAATCAAGAACAAATGTACTTTGAGTTGGTTGTCCTACATCCCTAGTAATTACTGAATGATTGTGAATGCCAATAGAACAATATATGTTATGCTTTTCTTTGAGCCAACTAAAGGCTTGTTGATATAATGGTGCACTGCACCAATTTGAATCTTTAAAATTTACTGAGTTAATCACATATGCTGTATCTGGTTCATCATACATGATCATTTTAGGTTCATTTTCAGCAGGGATATTCCACACACTCATCAAATCCCCATCATTTGCATAACTGGTAAGACATTTTTCATCAAAACCTAATTTTTTAAGTTCTAATGCTTGGTCATAAGGGATAAATTCTTTGTTCATAAGTTATTTATTTTAAAAAATTATAAAAGTTCTATTTTTTCAAGTTCATCATCGGTGTATGGTATTAAGCCAAGATGAGTTAATTTATCATTAATGTATATAAGTAACCAATAATCACTTAATGAATTTGTATTTGGCATTTGTTCTCTAGCTTGATGACATAATATTTCAAACAACCTTTCATAATTTTTTCTAGTATGATAGTTTATCTTCATAATTTTATTTTTATTGGTTATTAAAAAGCATAAATTCTATCTTCCTTTTTTTTCTCTCTTAATTTACGATTATATATTTTTTCGCATTCTTTACACGATGAAGTACGCCCATCAAAGGCTGTCCTGTTTATGTAAAACTCTACCAGTTCCTTTACCAGTTGGCACTTTGCACATTTCTTTTTCATTTATAATCATTTTAAGTTTAGCATTTTCAGCTTTTAATTCTTTTAATTGTTCCCTTAATGTATCATTCTCTAATTGAATGATATAATGGTCTTTAATCAGGTAATTGTTCTTCATTCTCATTTGTTTCGGGTAAAATAAATTTTCTATTTGTAAGAGGGTTTGTTGCCCATTTATTGTATAGATCATACATTTCCTCAAATCTTTCTTGGTCATACCAAGCATTGTGATATAGTTCTGCAACTATCATTTGTCTTTCATAAGGTGTAAAGTCTGCGAATGTTGTAAAGTTTTGAGGTTCTGTTGGTGTTCCCAATACTTGTTCTACTACTGATTGTTTTTTCATAATTTATTTTTTTTAGTGTGCGACCTAGTTTTAAGTTAAAAATCTTTTTTTACTGTAAGTACATGTACCTTCCCTATCTTATCATACCTTACGACCTCTGGCAAATCCATATTTTTTTTGATACGGTATTTAATAGCTTGCCTTGTAACGGGTGCGTTAGCGTTTTTATTTGATACCCTAAAATAATTGGGATCAATTGTAGCTACATAGTCTTTAATGCTAATTTGTTTAGTCTTTGTCATGTATTTCTAATTTTCTAATTACTTCAATAGTGGGTTCAGCTAAAAACCCGTTTACAATTTTTTCAAATAATTCATTTGCTTCTTCAAATTTTTTTGTGTAGGTTTCATTTACGTGTTCTCCATTTTTTGTAATATGATACCATACATCTCCGTTAATCTCGGTTTTTTTTACTAATTCATAGTTTGTTGTCATAGTTAATTGGTTTTATAGTTTTTATTAAAATAATCTTCTCGTCCTTCATACTGAAATTGGTTTTCGTTCTTATGCCTATCCCATACATTTTGCTCCCCATCAGTAAAGGCTTGCTTAATTGCAATTTCTTCATAGTGTAAAAATACCTCGGCTAGCTTCATGCATTCCGTAGTGGTGTCCCTTACAATGTTTTCGTTAGTGGCTGGCATTGAGTCAATTGCTCTCTCAAAGGCTTTTAATAGCCTTGTAATTGGTGTTTCCATAGTTTTGTTTATATTGTTATTAAATTATTCTGCTGTGTCTTTATATTTAAGGAAAAACCATTTATCATGGCTCGTACCTTGGTTTCTCACGCCCTCATTAAAAACCTCTTTAAGTTCTTTTTCTTCATCATCTATAAGACTTTCGGCCATGTTCTTTGCTTGCATCAAGCCATAGTATTTAATACCGCCTAACGTGTTCTTTTTAATTTCTTGTTCTAATTCATAAACAAGAGTTTCCATTGTAGTTTTCTGCATTGTTTTATTTTTTAATTGTTTCTAAAATAAGGTGCTCTATTTGGTGCCGTTGTTTTGGGGTTAATTTATGAGTAATAGTAATGGGTTGTTGGCAAAAAATAATGTCTAACTGATACAGCTGTATGTAATCATAGTTCCCGACCTCATGATAGCCATGCCCTTCTTCTATTTGCGATTGAACATGCTCAATTATGTACTGGGCCACAATCTCAAAGCCATTGTCATCGCATAGTGTTATGACGTTTTTTTGCATAGTCTTACAATTTCATAGGCAGTCTGCCCGATTAATAATAGAGTACAAGCAAGGGGTACGCATACAAAGAAAAAGTACGCAAATCCCAATGTGCGAAAAAGAAATTTTCTCATAGTGTTTTGGTTTAGGAAAACAAAGGTAATATTAATTTTGTTTTGAGCAAAATAATTAATTAAATTAACTAATTATCCTCTTTATCCCCATAAAAGTCTAGGGAATTGCCCTCCTCCTCGTAGTGTATTTTACTAATTTTTAGTTCCACCGAGGTTGAGTTATGCGGGATATTTAATTGATCACAAACGGCTGTCCAATCATGCCATTTTGCAAAGTCTTCGGGGTATAAATTTAATGTTGTCATAAAGTAATTTTTAAGGGGTTTAAATTTGTTAATGTGCGACCTAGTTTAAGGTTGAACTTGTGTATTTTCAATAATCGCATAATACTTATCATATAAATCATTGAAAATGTCTTGTGCTTCTTCTGTGTAGTTAGTGCATTCTTCGTCTTCGCCTCCCTCCCAAATAGCTACTGACTGGCACCAATTTTCCTCTAGTTCATAGCTAGCCAATTCGCTGGCCAATTCGACAATGTTAATAGTTACATTCATAAAGTTTAGTTTAATTGTTTATTTCAGTTAATAATATTTGTTGCAAGTGAATAGGTAATTCAGTACAAGAAATTATTTCTTCGTCATCAGTAAATAAATCGGCCTCCGCTTCTTCTATTGTACTATAAATAATTATTTTTTGAGAACCTCCAACATAACAGAGTAAATCATCGCATTTTCGGTCATAAATAACATAATCATTTGAATTTAATTTTTTCATAAAATTTAGTTTAATTGTTTATTTTTTTAAGATTATAAGGTACGCAATCAAGGTAAAAATCAAAACTATACCCATAAACAGCCATTTCCTTGCCCATATTAATAAGGTCGGTATATTCTATACCCTTTTCAATTTCAAGGTCATTATAACGGCTTAAAATAGCTTTTATTGGGTTGGGTAGCAATTCGGGTGCCTCAAATAAATCTTTTGCCATAAAGTTTAGTTTATTATTTCTTCAATTGTATTGCCATTTTTATCTAGTATTTCAATTAGGCTTGTGTCTGTTACGGTGTCATATAAATACTCGTAATCGTCCAAGTCATCATAAATAGTCCCATCTTTAATTTGGCTTAAAATTTGACTATTTGCGTCCTCTTGACTTGTTGCCTTTACATATTTTTTACTGCGTGTCCACATTTCAATACGTTGGTCAATGTGAAATTCAAATAATTGTGTGTTTTCTGTTTGCATAAAATTTAGTTTAATTGTTTATTGTATTTAAATCTTTTTCCATTTTCTAGAAATTCGCATTCCATACCTTGCAAATGATCCCCAATGCATTCGTCCGATATAAGCCATTCAAATTCTTCTTCTAGCATATTTAAGTAAGTTTGGCAAATATCATCTTTAAAAGCGTTATCGTTTTCATCTAGCTTTTCTTCCAATAATTCGCTATCTAAAACGTCCCCGTTTTCGTCCTTTTCGGCTTCTGCATAGGTTTTTTGTCTAGACTGAAGGTAACAATGTGCGTCCTTGTTTAGGGCCGTATTGTCCCCCCATTGAGCAATTATTTCTTTGGCAATTTTTTCTAAAGTTTCACTAAATTCAATATCTATTTTTTGGCTCGTTTCAAATTCAAAGGACTTTATATTTATGCCAAAACTTAACTTAGCGTCTAATATTGTGTCCTCCCACCAACCAAAATTGCCTAAAAAATATCGGTGGTCATTAAGGGCCGTTTCTTTTGCTGTGTCGTTTAATTCATTAAAAAAGTAGGTGTTAATTGTGTGCGTGTTCATTTGTTATAATTTTAAAGGTTTATTTGTCCATAAATTCAATAATATACTTTTTCTCTAGTGTGTCATAAATAGCCATTAATTCCGTAGGGTTGGCCCTATCTTTGCTAATTGTATGCTCGTTAAATTCTTCGGGCAAGTCAATTTTTGGTATGCTGTTTTTTATTTGTTGGTTTACAATCGTCAAAAATATAATAAACCCGACTAAGAAAAATAAGAGGCCGACCTGCAAAATGTCATCTTTTTTCATAAAATTTAATTTAATTGTTTAATA